AGAAAAAGAAGGATTTTATGATTTTACACAGGACCCAGAACGCAACAAGAAAATTAGCGCAGCCCACAAAGGTAAAATTGGTGCCGCAGCAGGAAAGTCCTGGTTTAATAATGGTGAAACCGAAACTTATGCGTTTGAGTGTCCAGATGGATTTGTTAAAGGAAGAAAACCAAGAAAACAGATTGGAAAGCGTGGAATGAAATGGTATAACAACGGTGTTGTATCAAAACAATTTAGGGACGGCAAAGTCCCAGAAGGATTTGTCCGTGGCAGAATTATTAAAAAATAATAAAGGAATTCAGGTTTTAACTGATACAGGGTGGAGCAATTTCGCTGGCATTATTAATAAAGGTTCTAAAGAAGTAATTAATATAATAACGTCATGTGGAGAAATTAAGTCTACACCCGACCATAACTTTTTTGATTCTCACCTTAATAAGGTTGCTGCTAAAAATTTATCAATTGGTGATAAAATTATAGCTAACAACGACGTTGCGACTATAATTAGCATAAACGTTTGTCCAGACGAACCTGTTTACGATCTTGTAGAAGTTGAGAATAATCATAGATTTTATGCTAACAATCTTTTAGTTTCAAATTGCGAATTCATCATCAACGACGAGACTCTTATTAATGCTACAACACTGGTAGATATGGAAGGAGTCGAACCATTGTACAAAACAGGACAAGTACGCTGGTACAAAGAACCGCAAGCAAATAAATTTTATGTAGTAGCACTTGATCCTAGTTTAGGTACAGGTGGTGACCCTGCTGCTATCCAGGTGTTTGAAGCAAACACAACAATACAAGTAGCAGAGTGGAAACACAATAAAACCCCTATTCCTACACAAATACGTATTCTAAACGATATTGTAAAAACAATTTACGACAAAACACAAGATGCTACAAGCATTTATTACTCAATTGAAAACAACACCATTGGTGAAGCAGCACTCATTAGTTTAGCAGAGTTTGGTGAGGATAACTTTCCAGGAATGATGCTGTCAGAACCTAAAATGAATCGTTCTGCTGGTATGCGCATACGTAAAGGATTTAATACAACAAATAAATCTAAGTTAAGTGCTTGTGCTAAACTTAAAAACTTAGTTGAAACTAAGAAAATGACTGTGAACTCTAAAAGTTTAATATCTGAATTTAAAACGTTTGTAGCGCACGGAACGAGTTATGCTGCTAAGATCGGAGAAACTGATGACTTAGTAATGGCTACAGTTCTTGCTGTGCGTATGATGCAGGTGCTACAAAACTATCATGCTGATCTAAACGATCAAATCAAAGACTTTGGTGACGAAGTAATTGAGCCAATGCCATTTATAATGTTTTGAACATAAATACAACATTAACGCAGAAGAATTATGGATAGCACAGCAAACGATCTCTTTAATTTATTAGTCAGCAGAGACTACACAGTTAAAACATTAGACAGTCAAGGCAAACCTGTGGTTAGCCCGGGCGATGCTCAAATGTTTAGTTTTGACTTTGAAACTAAAAACAATAATTACGGAACCGTAGTTATTCTACTCGACGACGAAAGCAACTTTGAGTGCTATTATGGTGATAATGTTGGCAAAAATATGGAAGGCGATGACAAGGATGCTTGGTATGACTTCCTAGCACAGTTGAAAAATTTCGCCACACGCAATCTGTTAACATTCTCATTAAAGAATTTAAACAAGTTAAAATACAGCATGCAAGGTATGGCTGCTATCAATGAAGGGTTGTTTGAGGGGTGGAATGGCACTAAGCACACCAGTTATAATAACAAACCAGGTACAACACGTTTAAAGATCGTACACAGCAAGGCAATTGAAGAAGGCGAACAACGCTTCCGCAACATCGAAAAGTTATATGTTGAAAACGCCGAGGGCGAACGCTTTAAGTTGCCATTTACATCGTTAGTTGCCGGACGTGCCATGGCACGCCATGTAGCAGAAGGCGGCACACCATATGATGTATTCGGTCAACATATTACCGATATTGTACGCGAAGCAAATGTACTATCTAAATTTACACGTGCTACACAACGAATTACCGAAGACGATGATCAATATGAAGTAGTTGAAGCTGGTCGCGAACGCTACAAAACTCTACGTCATCGTTTAAAAAGTTTAGCAGGTAAGCGTGGGTACCATGCTTACAAAGAAGACTGGAATCCTGCAGAGATTGACGATGATGCAGAAGCGTTAAACAACCTACGTGGACAATTTACACGCGAAACTATTGATCAACGTATTGAAGAAGCATTACCATACATTATGAAACAAATAAACGAAGCTGGATTCGCAAATAAATTATCACCGAGCGGCAAAGTGCCGGTTGGTTTATATACGTTTGTTTATAGCGTAGTAGATCCAAGCAGAGTGCAATTTATTGCTAATTCTGCCGAAAAGCGCGGCATGGCAGTAATTGCTAAAGGTAAAAACAAATTGCGTATCGACGGCGATGCAATGCAACATAGCAGCCTAATTTATTCTTTACAGCAATTAGGCGTCGAAGGCGAAGTGAAAGAAAAGCATCGTGCGCAGATGGAAGAAGGCGTATACAAGAAAGGTAAGATTGCCTTTAAAATCGCTAAAGGCGTGTTAAAGTATCTACCACCAGTACTAATTGGAACATACCTGGCAGTACAAGATGCTGAACAACAAGAAAAGCGCGATGCTGAGCAAAAAGCAGGATATGCACAACAATTACAGCAACCAGAACAAACCAAGGAACCACAAATGAAAGAGTTTAACCAATTTAGCCAATGGGCGGAACAAGTAACAGAAGGCACCTGGGCTATCCCAGATGACGAAGCTAAAATTAAACAGTTAAAAGACATTTTATCGAAGCCACTTCCTGTTGGAACAGACGCAATGAATGCCACTGGCGTGTTATATGATATCATTGGTGATGACAATTTGTATGATAGTCTAGCAGAATTAGCAAATGATGACCCAGAAGCAGATGCTCGTCCGGTTATTCAAGATTGGATCGAAGAATACACTGATTCCTATCCCGGTTTGGAAGATTTAGCTAATCGTGTACTTGGCGGTGACAACGAATTAGAATTCGAAGAAGCACAAGACTTTGGCGCACGTGGCATGAACAAATATGGTATGAGTGCTGTTAAAGGCCCAGATGGGTTTTACGCTTTAGTAAACGGCAAAGTAGTTGCTGGCCCATTTGCTTCATTGGAAGAACTAAAAGCATACCAAGAAGAAGAATTAAACAAAGATGTTAACGAGCAGTTAGATATTGATACCGGCGAGCAAGAACGTAAACAAGAACGTGATGCAATGCTAGAAATGAACGCATGGCGTAAACTAGCTGGTATGCAAGAAAAAGTCTATGAAGACTTCTCTGCGTTCCAAGAGCCTCAACAACAAGTAGACGAAGGCTTCAACGATACTCCAATACGTGATCGAGAAGATTATTTAGAAAAAAGTAAAGTACTATATGATTTGCTACGCGACCCAAGTTTATTCAATGACAAAGAAGCACAAAAGGCAATCCAACAGCGCATTTTACGTTTAAATGACGAAGCACGTGAAATGGGCTTAATTGAAATGTCCGAGACAGAGTATGCTTCTAAATTAGAACAAGGTATTCTGGAAGATTGGGGTTCAAGTGATGGCACAGTTTTAGTTAAAGGTATCGATGACGCTATTGAGAAATATGGATTGAATCCTGATGTTATTCGTCAAACAGCCGAAAGTCTAGCAGAAGTTTATGCCGAAGATATGGGTTATGGTGATGACATTGACGCTGCAACAGAAGCTGTTATTGATACATGGACACGTCGTAGCGAACTTGGTAAAAGATTAGCAAAACTATTTTCTGAAGAGGTAGACGAAACAAGTGCTAGCGATCTAGGCAAAGAAGGTGTTGATTGGTTTGCGCCTGCTGATACAGAACCATATGATCCAGAACGTGATGATCCTCGTGATGATCCTAATTACGGATTTGATCGTAAACCAACTAAACCACAAGCACCTGTTGCTCCTGGAATGAAAAAGACCCAAGAAGCTAACGCTGGTAAGTTTGGACAACAAGATGACGAGATTGCAGATCCAAAGCAAATTATTCCAGGTGGTGCACAAGACGATGGTAAAATTGCCGATGAAAAAGACATAGAAGAACCTAAACTTGACGAACGTTCTCTAACCAAAGGCGAAGAAAAGAAACGCGAAAAGTATGTTAAGGGCATGAAAAAATCAAAAGCAGACTTTAAAAAGCGTTACGGTGATCGTGGCGAAGAAGTAATGTACGCAACTGCTACCAAAATGGCCAAAGAAGGCGAAGGCGAAACTACCGGAGGATCAAACATGTTTGGCAAGGGAATTTATGAAAGTTTAACAGAACTAGAAAACGATTTAGATGTAGCACTAGGTAATGGTATTACTGCTACTAGTCAATTAGACAACCCGGAAAATCCAGTTGACATGATTGAACCAGATGAAATTGATACAACTGATGTCCCTGTAGGCATTCCAACAGATATGGATATTGAAATTGTTGAGCCAGCATCTGAAGAACGTAATATTGGCGACCAAATTGCTGACAAGGGTGCAGAATTAAGTGCTCAAATTAATTCTGCTATTGCTGATATTAAACGATTAGCGGGAATGGGCAATTAAATCCAAGCGATATACGCTAAAACACAACGGGCCTAAATGGCCCGTTTTTTATTTAAAAAATTATTGACACGCTAAATACTTTTATGCTATACTTACTCTGTAAGTGTTAGCAATAGTTTTGTTTGTTTTAGAAAAAACATTCTAGGCATACACTTAGGCATAAGGTAAAAAACATAGGCATAAGGCATAAGGAGAAACTTACTATGGCATCTTTAGCAGATATTCGTGCCCGACTAGCAGCACAAGAAAACAAGGCTAGTGGTTCAACTTTCCAAGGCGACAACGCCATTTACCCACACTGGAACATTAACGAAGGGGATACTGCAACTGTTCGCTTCCTTCCAGATGGTGACACTTCCAACCCATTCTTTTGGATTGAACGCCAAATGATTCGTTTGCCATTTAACGGCGTGGTAGGCGGAGATAACAAGCAGGTTGTTGTGACAGTACCCTGCGTTGAAATGTGGAATGAAACGTGTCCAATTTTGACAGAAGTTCGCACTTGGTTCAAGGATCCATCTCTTGAAGATATGGGCCGTAAATACTGGAAGAAGCGTAGTTACTTGTTCCAGGGTTTTGTACACACTAATCCACTAGAAGATGACAAGACACCTGAGAATCCAATTCGTCGGTTCATTATCAGTCCGCAAATCTTTACTACTATTAAGTCCTCACTAATGGACCCAGATATGGAAGAATTGCCAACTGATTACAACAATGGACTTGACTTCCGCATTATTAAGACCACTAAAGGTGGGTATGCTGATTACAGCACTTCGTCGTGGGCTCGTAAGGAAACTGCACTTTCTGCAGATGAAATGGAAGCGATTGAAAAGTATGGCTTATTTGATCTCAAATCCTTCCTACCTAACAAGCCGGGCGATATTGAACTGAAAGTTATGCAAGAGATGTTTGAAGCATCTGTTGATGGCCAGGCATACGATCCAGACAAGTGGGCGTCTTATTTCAAACCAGCTGGTATGAATTTTGGTGATTCAGAAACAAAGGCACCAGAATCAGCACCCAAGGTAGAAACGGCAGCGCCGGTAGCAGAAGATACTACTCCTCCGTTTGAACCTAACGTTGCTCCTGCACCAGCAGCAGAACCTAAGGTAGAAGCAGCGCCAGCAGCGGGCGCAGACAAGGCACAAGATATCCTTGCTATGATCCGCGCACGGCAGTCCTCATAATTTAAAGGTATAATACTCGCACCCGAGGTCTTTCTCGGGTGTTGAGTCCTTCTTTTTTCTGAGAACTGATATGATAGACCTACTAATTATTTTAGAGTTTGTTTTGATCGGACAATTTCTATATTGTTTGGCAAAAGGATAGGCATTGACTCGGATTGGCCCGTTATATAATGATCTACAAAAAGATATTGCTAGTATTGATAGCGATGTAATTGAGCTAGTAGATCATATTGGCGCATTTGATGAGAACATCGAGTCTTGGGTGCTTAACGAGTTGAACCGAGAGTATGCAGGGCAAGTATGCTGTGAATACATTTTTGATCAAACTATTAAAGAAAAGTATCCAAATCTAAATTTGAACTTTTCGTTAGATATGTGGATTAAAAATAATTTCATCGATCAATTTGAAGATTATCGTATTCACCCTGTACGAAATTTAAGAAATTTTCTTTGTACGTTTAACGGCGGAAGACATGTTAGCAGAAAGCTATTAACAGCGATTACTAAAAAGTTTAAATGGTTTAAGCAAGGTTATGCAACTAAAAACTTTGTTTTTGAATTAGACGAGATAGCTGGCCACGTTAAAGATTTCGTAGGCACAAACGAACGTTTTTATAATAAATTTTTTAACATTGACGAGCAGTTTGCTAATCAAATTTATAGTTTAGATTACACACGGTTTAATCATGCTCATAATGTTAAAGTGTTATCAAAACCAATAGTAGAAAGTTTTGTACATATAGTTAGTGAAACTATGGCAACTAGCTATTACCCTTTTGTTACTGAAAAATTTCTGTATAGCGTTACAAATAGAGGTTTATTTTTAGCATATGCACAACCTGGTTGGCATAAACACTTAGAAAAGAATTTTGGGTTCAAACCTTTTAAGATATTTGACTATAATTTTGATTCGATTATGAATCCAATTACTCGCTTAGTTGAGTTATTCAGCACACTTTCAAAATTTAGTGTGCTTAGTTACGATGACTGGAATGACTTGTATTTGCTAGAACACGACACTATTGAATTTAACTATGATCATTTCTATAGTGGAAATTATAAAAAATATCTTGATAAAGTAGCATAATTTGTGCTATAATATTTAAAAATTAAAGGATAAAAATATGGCTAAACCATTTGATGTAAGTAAGTTCCGGAAGGATATTACAAAAAGTATTGACGGACTATCCATTGGGTTCAATGATCCAACCGATTGGATTTCAACAGGCAACTATGCTCTAAACTACCTTATTAGTGGCGATTTCCATAAAGGTGTGCCAATGGGCAAGGTTACTGTATTCGCAGGAGAATCGGGCGCAGGCAAATCATACTTTGTATCTGGCAACATTGCTAAACACGCCCAGCAACAAGGTATTTTTGTTGTAATGATTGACTCAGAAAACGCACTTGATGAACAGTGGCTACACGCATTGGGTGTTGATACCTCGGAAGATAAACTGCTAAAACTGAGTATGAGCATGATTGACGACGTTGCTAAAACTATTTCGATGTTTATGAAAGATTATAAATCAATGCCAGACGAAGAACGTCCTAAGGTGTTGTTTATCATCGATTCGTTGGGCATGTTGTTGACTCCAACGGATGTTGATCAATTTGAAAAAGGCGATATGAAAGGTGATTTGGGTCGTAAGCCTAAAGCACTTACTGCACTTGTGCGCAACACAGTAAACATGATCGGGGCTTACAATGTAGGCTTGGTAGCAACTAACCACACATACGCTTCGCAAGATATGTTTGATCCAGATGACAAGATTAGCGGCGGTCAAGGCTTTATCTATGCATCTTCAATTGTTGTAGCAATGCGTAAATTGAAGCTCAAAGAAGATGAGGATGGTAATAAGACTTCTGACGTACATGGTATTCGCGCTGCATGTAAGGTTATGAAGACTCGCTATGCAAAACCATTTGAAGCAGTACAAGTTAAAATCCCGTATGAAACTGGCATGAATCCATATTCTGGTCTGGTTGATTTAGCCGAAAAGAAAGGTTTGCTTACTAAGCAAGGCAATCGGCTACGTTTTGTAGAACGCAGTACAGGTGAAGAAGTACTTGCTTTCCGTAAGGCTTGGGAAAATAACGACGATGGGATTCTTGATAGGCTCATGCAAGATTTTGCTTTTGCTGAAGAACAGATAAGTAACGAAGAAGCAAACGTAACAGATGACATCATTGAAGATGTTAATACGGACGTTCTAGAAGTAGGAGATAATGAAGAACATGAGTCCTGATTTAGCAATGGAAATTTGGGAAGCATTGCGTTCGCATATTAGCGGCGGCTTCTCGGCAGCAGCCGACGATTTTGTGCAAGTTTTGGTCGAAAATGGGTTTGATGCCCAAGAACTTATGGAAGTTGCACAAGATACAAATGTAAAGAAAAGTCTATTAGAGTATGTTGAAGATCATTCAGAATACGAAGACGAAATTGACGAAGAAGACGAATACAGTTTTTACGACGACGACAACGATACTTACTAATGTGGTATAACAAAGTAACGCAGGATCTTTCAAGACTTCCTGAGTTTATCGATTATTATATGGATGAACTTCAAGAGGCTAAACGTGAGGTTCGGATTGGTGGCAATGTAGAAAGTAATATTAAGTTGCTTCCGGGCGTTACTGAACAAAGATTTAACCAGCTTCAAGAAATCGAAGCTGTGTTAAATTTTCTTAATATTGAATTGCGTAAAATACGACGCAAGCATTTTCAAAAATATTTAGAAGGGTATAGTCGCGCTTTGTCTAGCCGTGACGCTGAAAAGTATGTAGACGGCGAAGGAGAAGTCATTGACATGGAACTCCTTATTAACGAAGTAGCATTGTTACGTAATCGATGGCTAGGTATTATGAAAGGGCTTGATGCTAAACAATGGCAAATGGGACATATTGTTAAATTACGTACTGCTGGCATGGAAGATGTCACAGTCTAGTGAAAGGATAATATATCAATTTTGGAATCAAGATTTCGACAAAGTTGTAAATCTTAGATTCTTCGAAGAACTTACAGAGTTTGCAAACCAACAAGATATAACAGATATATTCAGTAAACGCTGGTTGTTTAATTGCTGCAACGAAGGTGTCGATCCAAAATATATTGAGTTAGCATTACAGAGTATACAAGAAAACACTGGTAAAACATTAGATGTCAGTGTTCTGTATAACGTTGATATTCCTCTTGATAGATTAGGATACCCAGCTGCAAAATTTGTAGAGCATATGGTGGCTCATTGTGGGTTCTACAGACATAGTTTACATATTGATTTTCGAAATATTAAGATTGAAAATCATTTCATTGCACTAGCAAGGCGTGCATCATATAATCGAATTACAGCAATTCGACAATTATTAGATCTTAACTATAAAGGTGTAGTTAGTTGTGGGTCTGGATCCACTAAGTGGCCAGAAGAATATAAACAATCAATGGCTCCGTACACATTTCCAATTTATATCGACGGAGTTGTTGAAACAGATACTCAACAACATCATCACACAGATAATATTTTTTATAATTCCTTATTAAATGTAATTTTAGAAACCAGTGAGCAGGCTTCAACTGAACGTCTCTGGAGAAGTATTTTCATCACTGAAAAAACGTTCAAGGCATTTGCATATTATCAAATTCCGGTCTGGTTTGCTGTTCCAGGGTTAGTTAAGAGTGTAAGAAATTTAGGTTTTGATTTGTTTGATGATCTAATAGATCATAGCTATGATAACGAACTTGGTCAAGAACGTCGATACCAAATGGTAACGCAAAGTATTGATGACTTTTTACGCAATAAATCATTGAGCAACTTAAATAACATTAGAATGCATATATACAATCGATTACATAATAACCGAGAACTACTTGGAAGATTGTACAATATGCATCAACAAAAGTTTCAAAATATTATACAATCTTTATTATGAATATTACAGACGAAGAATCGCGTGCAGTTGCAGAAAGCACGTTAAACACATTATTTGGATATGAAAATTTCTTAGAATCAGTTGATACATTTTGCGACATGGGCTGTGGCGACGGCGATGATCTTGAACGATGGGCAACAGCGGCAATTTTAGACGACAATGATCGAAGAATACCGTTAAATATTGATTGCACAGGCATTGATAAAAAACATAAAAATTTGTCATTGGCACAAAAGTACAAAAATGTAACATATAAACGTGCTGATTTTGAAAATCTTGAACACAAAAAAGACAAGCTATATGATGTAGTATGGTGTCATAATGCTTTCCATTATGCATTAAATCCGTATAATACTTTAGCAGAGTGGAACCGTGTAATGTCCGACGGCGGAATGTTAATAATTCAAGTGCCAACTTCGGTTGAAATGATGAATAACCAAATGCATATTACACTTCAAAGTAATACCTTCTATCATTACACTACTGTAAGTTTAATGTATATGCTTGCATTGTCTGGTTTTGAATGTGCATTTATGCAAAAAAGACCAGAGGAACGTTGGCTAAAGGCTATTACGTATAAAGTTAGTAGCCCGCAAGATCCGAGAAATACCTCATGGTATGATTTATTAGAGACTGATTTGTTACCTGATAGCGCCAAGGATAGTATTAATCGTTTTGGATATCTCAGACATCAAGATTTAATTTTGAGCTGGCTTGACGGCAGTAAAATCTGGCACGGTTTTGATTAAGTCATAGTTATATACGTATATAATAAATACTACAATGAAAATTGTAGTAGCCACTGGGGGATTTGATCCCCTTCACAGCGGACATATCCGCTACCTAGAAGCAGCAAAAGATTTAGGCGCTTATTTAATTGTAGGCGTAAATTCTGATGACTGGCTTGTTCGTAAAAAAGGACGTTCGTTTATGCCGTGGCACGAGCGTGCTGCTATTGTTGAAGCACTTGGCTGCGTTGACGAAGTTGTTGCATTTGATGATTCGGACGGATCTGCTTGTAAAGCAATTGAATACGCTCTTAGCGTTAAAAATGATACACGTAACTGGATTCCGTTTGATAGTGTAATATTCGCTAACGGCGGAGATAGAACTCGAGATAACATTCCAGAAATGGTATTTGAAGAAGTAGAGTTTGTGTTTGGAGTTGGCGGCGAAGATAAAGCAAATAGTAGCTCATGGATACTTGAAGAATGGAAATCACCAAAAACAACTCGCCAATGGGGATATTATCGTGTGCTACACGAAGTAGAAGGCTGTAAGGTAAAAGAGCTTACAGTCGATCCAGGTAAGAGTTTATCTATGCAAAAGCATGCACAGCGTAATGAGTATTGGCTTGTTAGTGAAGGTAAATGCATTGTTAATAGTAGATTAGAATCTGGATACACAATGCCTCCAAAACAATTAGAAAAGCATGACGAATTTACTATTATCTGCGGCGAGTGGCACCAATTAACCAATCCATTTAACAAACCGTGTAGAGTGGTAGAAATACAATACGGTAATCGCTGCGACGAAGACGACATTACAAGATTATGAAACCAATTCCAATTTTTATCGGATACGATCCACGAGAAGCAATAGCATATCACACGTGTGCTAATTCAATTATTAGACACGCAAGTAAGCCGGTTTCAATTATTCCGCTTGCATTAAATTTGTTTGACGATTATAAAGAAACACATACAGATGGAAGCAATCACTTTATCTATAGTAGATTCCTTGTTCCGCACTTAATGGATTATATTGGATGGGCTATCTTTATGGATGGCGATATGATTGTGCGCGATGATATTGTCAAACTTTGGGAATTGCGTGAAGCAGACAAAGACGTAATGGTAGTTAAACACGATTATGAAACTAAAATGACTACCAAGTATTTAGGTAGCAAAAACGAAAATTATCCACGCAAGAACTGGTCAAGCGTAATACTTTGGAACTGCAATAGTCATCCTAACCGCATATTGAAACCAGACTACATTCAAAAATCAACCGGCTCGCACTTGCATCGTTTTAGTTGGATTAAAGATGAACGCATCGGTGAACTGCCACCTGAGTGGAATTGGCTTCCTGATGAATACGGTGAGAATCCTGATGCTAAATTGTTGCATTATACATTAGGCACACCAAGTTTCCACGAGTTTGCTAATACGCCAATGGGTAGCGAATGGCATCGCGAACGTATTTTTACCGAATACTGTGAACAGCACGGTTTATGATTACTCTTTACGGGATTGAATATGCGTTAAAGTCCGCTTTTCCAGGACTTGAAAAAGGACTAAAGAGACATGGTGATCAATTCTTGATAAAAAAATGGCAAGATGCTGACGATGGCGATTGTTATATACAAACTAATTTAATTAAACCTAAGATATTAAGAAATGATCTTAGACGCGACGCATATCTATATATTAAAGATTCAGGAAAACCATATCTAGTTAATGAATCACCAAGTTTTCGTAGACATCTAGGATGGGCAAGGCTTGGATGGTATAGTTATAAATGGACAGAAGGGGTGTTTGGTAATGAAAATTCCCCTCCCGATCGTTGGCGGAAGTTCGAACAAGAAACAGGTATTACATTTAAAGACTGGAATAGTCCAGGAAAAAATATTCTCATAATGGGCCAAAAAGAAAATGACTCTAGTCTATTAAGTTTATACGCTAAAGGGTATGAAAGTTTTTATAATTGGGTTGAAGACATTATATATGAAATTAGAAAATATTCAGATCGTCCTATTGTAATTCGTCCGCATCCTAGGAATCGAGAACGAGGAATAAAACTAGCAACGCAGTTACAGAAAAAACTTAAAGATAAACATATTACAGTTAGTGATCGAACAGACGATTTATCAGATTATCTATCAACCCCTACAAAAGCCGACGGACTATATCAAGATCTAGCAGAAGCATATTGTGTGGTTACATATAATAGTCTAAGCAGCATTGAATCAATATGCGAAGGTATTCCAACGTTTGCCTTAGACGATGGGTCAATGATCTGGCCAGTTGCACATAGAGATTTATCACAGATAGAAAACTTATCATATGATATAGACTTAACGCAATGGAAATACGATATTGCATACACTCAGTGGACCGGCACAGAGCATCGTAAGGGTGAATCCTGGGCACATTTAAAACCGTTGATGTTCAAATGAAAAAGAAAGTATTAGCAGTTACAACATTTAATCGCAGTTACTATGATGGATTAGCGAAGCGCATGGTTGAAACATTCGTAAAGTTTTGGCCCAAGGAAGTCATGCTTGTCTGTTACTTAGAGGACATGGATGAAAGCGAATTACCTAGCGCACCTAATGTTATTGGTGTTAATGTATTTGAACGTTGCAATCCAAATTTACAAAACTACTTGGATTTTATCGGTGATCACTTTAGCAGAGGATTTGCATACAAAGCATTTACTTGGGTAGATGCAGCAAGAACATTCAAAGACTTTGACGAGATAATTTATCTAGACGCCGATGTTATTACTTACAAGCCTGTAACAGGACAGTGGTTGGATAATGTATTGCCGGATAATAATCTTGTTGCGTACATGGGTGTAACAATGAACAAGGGAAAATGGAAAGGCATAGATAAACCGCATTCGGATTCTGGGTTATATTGGTTTAATCCACATCATCGTTATGCAAAAACATTTGTTAATCGTTATGAAGATATCTACAATAGTCACGTTATTAAAGAGGATAAAACTCGTTTTCCTAAACCCAACGATGCATATGTGTTAATTGATTGTATATTAGACGCAGAAGCACACGGAGTAAAATGTAGAGACTTTCATCCTGAACGTAAAGCGTTAAGTCCGTTAAAAGAAACAGAATTAGGAAAATATTTTAGACATTTTAAAGCAGCTCGTAAACATGATCCGGAAATGGATAAATTTATTGATGCTATACTCGCTGGTGCAGACCCAGAAAAACTTGAAGAAGAGCATAAAGGCAAGGTTAAACTTAAAGAACAAACAGACACACGATTTGTTAGGGAGTGGAAAAACAAATGATTAATTGGCCTACAGGAGAATATAGAGAAAAAGGCTGGAGACTAGTATATTTTGATGCAGCAATTGAAGCAGTTAAACCAACAACTATTGTTGAAATCGGAACAAATAAAGGTCACACAGCACATAAATTAATTAGAAGAGCGTTGCAGTACAATAATACCATTCATTACATTGGATATGATTTATTCGATTTAGCAAATGAAGAAACTAATAAACAAGAAAAAAATGGTAAAGGCATTGGCGACTATTCTTATGCCAAACAAAAGATTAAAAAAATACAAAGATCTAATCCTGGTGTTACGTTTGAATTACATAGAGGATTTACAACAGATACATTAACAGCGCCAATAATTGCTGATTTTGTTTTTATTGATGGCGGGCACTCATATGAAACTGTAAAACACGATTATTCAATGGTTAAAGATTCTAAAATCATTTTCTTTGATGATTATAATTTGCCCGGAGTAAAACAATTTTGCGACGAAATTGGCGCAGTTAACTTAATGCCTTACCAATCAAAGAGAAAACTAGCATACGTATACAATGATATTTCTAAGTAAGGACGGGAATGATAGATATATTAACGACTTCGCTAAAGGAAGTGGTTGTATATCTGTTAACACTGAACTGTTTGATTATGATTCTAGTAGTGAACCTATCGTACTCCGTGGAATACTTAAACATAAAATAATGAAGCGTTGCTGGGAAGATGGCAGAGACTTTTATTATGTAGACACAGGATATTTTGGAAACGAAGGTACTTGGAAATATTGGCACAGAATTGTTAAAAACAATCTGCAACACACTAATATTATACCTAGACCCAATGACAGATTTAAAAAGTTTAAAAAAACTATTCATAAATGGAAACATGGATCAAAAATTATAGTTGCGCTGCCAGACGAAAAGCCGTGTAAATTTTATGGAGTAGATAGAGATGTATGGATAGCACAAACTATTGCTACCATAAAAAAACATACAGATAGACCTATTGTAATACGCGAACGTGCTAAACAACGTACACAAAGAATTAACGAACCACTTGAAAAAGCATTAAGTAATGATGTGCATGCACTAGTTACTTTTAATAGTAATGCAGCAACTGAAAGTGTGTTTTTTGGTGTTCCTGTATTTACATTGGCACCTAGTGCTGCACAACCGGTCGGATTGCAAGATTTAAGTAAAATTGAAACACCGTATTATCCAACCGACGATGAACGTTATGCATGGGCGTGTCATTTAGCATACGGGCAGTTTCACATAAACGAAATGAAATCAGGAAAAGCATGGGATATATTGAATGAAAGTTAAAGTTTTTATGAATACAGCAGGTCATGCACACGAATTTGAGTTGTTGCGTAGATTTGGACATGGCATTGAAACAGAGTTTGCAAAGATAAAAAAACCCAAGGAATTTTTATCATTTGACCACACCGTAACTAAAGGAACAAGCAATTCAGTTGAATATATATACGGCACAGATTATCAACCTTGTGATGTGGCTATTATGTTTGGATCATGGAAAGATCGTAAAAACCCTCACCATGTTATACGCAATGCTATTGCTGAAAAAGCTCGTACCTTTGTTTGTATTGAAACTCCATTGCTAACAAGAGAAGTATTTCGGCCTAACAAATATTATCGTGTAGGCGTTAATGGTTTTTTAAATAATTCAGCATATTGGAATTCTGTCAATTCGCCAGCGGTTCGTTTTGAAGAAGTTATGGGGCTCAGTTGGAAAGGTTGGGCAGAAAATGTTAACCAGCGAGATGAAATACTAATTGGTATGCAACTAGCAGGTGATGCTAGCTTGCGAAATAACAATATCAACGAATGGATCATTGATACAATTACACGCATTCGTCAATTTACAGATAAACCAATACGTATTAGAACACACCCGGGTATTTCTGATCGAGGTTGGGAGAACTATTCTGATTTGTTTCGTAACATTGCATTCGGCGAGCACGGTGACATACGCTGGAGCAATGGCAGAGAAAAGCCCTGGGAAGATGATATTGTTAATGCGTGTTGCGTAGTAACATATTCATCAGGATTAAGTATTGACGCTATATTAGCAGGTGTTCCAGTTATAGCAACTGATCCTGGAAACTTTGCTTATAATATATCATCAAACTTTGCTGAAGAAATTAACGATCCTAAACAAGAAGATCCAGAATTAGTTATGCAGTGGTTATATAATTTAGCATATTGCCAATGGTCGGAGGAAGAAATGTTCTCGGGTACTTGTTGGAGACACTTGCAAGATGCTATTAAAAAATCACAAAAAGCACAAAAAGAATTATCTAAATTTGAGTATGAACTTGCAGAAGACGATAACGAAACCTTGGATATCGACGAGTCTGATAATGAGCAAGACAGTTAATGCATACATAAGCGGGATTCCTAAAAATAATAAGAATCCTGAAAAGCCGTTAATACTTGAAAACTTTATTCAAGGTGTTAACGCCAATGGCGATGTAGGACGTATAATACAAGGAAGTTGGGAACCAAGCGATGTAGCATTGATACAAGGTTATGTACATGAAGATTCGCCGGATACTCCGCATTTAAAACTCAGACGCACAGTTATGGAACAACAGCGTCAAGCAGGAAAGCATACTATATTTGTAGATTCGAATCTATTTTTATTTGCTGATCCAGAAAATAAAGCACATTACTTGAGATATTCGTTAGATGGAGTGTTTCCAACAACCGGAAATTATTTTAACAATAATCCAATGTATAGCAGGTGGCAACAAATACGCCGTGACATGGACATTAAACATAAAGAATGGCGTACTAACGGCGAACATATTTTGATTTGTTTGCAGCGTAACGGTGGTTGGTCAATGAAAGGGTTAGATAATCAAGATTGGGCCATTGATATGATACGCAGGTTGCGTACTGTAACAGATAGGCCTATTAAGCTGCGTGGCCACCCAGGTGATAAACGTGCAGGAAAATACTTAAATTTAAATGAAAAGTCGTGTAGGTTAAACGTATTGAATGGAATGAACGTATCTATTGTAGATCATCGCAATAGATCATTACAACAAGATTTAAAAAACGCTTGGGCAACCATAGTGTATAATTCGAGTCCTGCGGTAGCTAGTGCAATTACAGGTGTACCTGTTTATGCAGATGATGTAAATGATTGTCAGGCACGAGATATTGCATTTGCACGTTGGCAAGATATCGAAAATCCTAGTATGCCTGATAGAGATGATTGGTTAGCAAAGTTAGCAATGAGCCATTGGAATTTTGAAGAACTTAAAAATGGTTCTGCGTGGAAGCACATGCGAGAGTACATATGAAAATTGAATTTGGCTGCGGCGAAACCCCTACACAACCAGACTTTAAAACCTGTGACATACGAGATTTACCTGGTATAGATTTTGTTTGCACCGCTTGGGATATAGATCAACACGTTGCAGAGAACTCAGTAGACGAAATATTCTCTAGGCATTTCTTTGAGCACCTGACATTTCAACAAGGCGAAGTAGTTTTAGAGAAATGGTATAAAATTTTAAAACCAGGCGGCCGCTGCGAAATGCTTGTTCCTAACATGACTAAACACATTGAGCAATGGTTACGCAGAGAAACCGATAGAGATATAGAACATGCGTGCGCCGGATTTTGGGGCTGGCAACGCGGCGAGTTTGCAGATACATGGGATGTTCACAAGTCGGGCTATGATGAAGAATTACTCACAGCATTAGTGTCACGCAAAGGTTTTGCAAATATAGAGTCGTTTGCTGATCCTAAGAAAAGCAAACATGTTCATTTAGCGTTTTATAAAAACTAATCCATTATCACGAACAAACGCTTTCCACCAAAAACGTTCACCGGTTTCTTTATTCTTTTTCCATCGACCCATTGTACTGTTTTTGCGTAATTGATCAGTTAACTCGTCGCTATAATCAAATCCGTAACGATTAAACACATCAATCCAATATTCTTTAGTGTTACAGTTAACGTGGTGATGCCCTGGTGTATTGGGTGGAGCAAATGTCATGAATACTGTTTTGCCGCGCTGGAAGTCAGCCATAAAATTAGGCAGGTACTCCTCGTAAACGTGTTCTACAAACTCACAACTCCATACTAGATCTACTTCTAACTCTAATTTAGACGGGCCAGATGCGTAGTCGTGTATAGTAACTAAAACATCAGGACGTTCTACCTCGAAATCACCATCGATACCTTGAGCATCAACGCCCATTTTGCAAGCAAGTTCTACCATACCAGCAGGTCCACAACCAATATCAAGCATAGTTTTAACATTAAGTTCGTTAATTGCAAATTCTAACGCACCTTGATCTAGATGAGTTTTGTTTTTGTGTCCACCGAGATGAGTAGGCAAATTCATTTCCAGTAATCCTCATTTCTTTTTACTAATAAGTCTTTATCCTTACTTTTTCCTAGATGTTTTCTTTGCCCTTTTAAATGGTCAAGATATGCACCCCAATCTGAATTAATAAGTGGATGTCCTTCGCCCTTGACAATACCTTCGCTCCAATTCTTTTGCGTAAGTGGCAACTGTTTACGAACAGCATCAAACACAAAACTATCGTGCCATTCGGCTAACGTAAAAATGCCGTTCTCGGCATCGTCATAATATTGTTGAAATAATTGTAAAAAATCTTGTGTTTTGCCTGAACGCAAATTCATTGCATATAACCCGCATTCGGAAAATTTACCTTTGCGTCCTAGATAATACAAGTCGCTACTGCCGTCGATCAAACGATCAATATCCTCTAACTTAACAGTACTATGACAAACCATATCTGCATCCATCCAAATTAAGTAATCGGTGTTTGTATGTTTAGCAGCATGGAATATAGAATATACTTTATGCGAAAAACGTATAGCGTCCCATTTAAACCCTTTTCCGGAATCCTTGCGTTGTGATCGGACAGGATCGGTGCTAACATCACCGTTTGCTTTTGGCACACCTTTCCATTTTTGTTTAAACGCAACTAATTCTGGCGAAGCTTTATCTAAGTTAAATACACTTAGGTTATCGGCAGTTTCGTCTACATTACAATCTTCGGCATATACATATAATTTTATATCTTTAGGCCAGTTTGATAAAAAAGATTGGATCATACGTTTACCGTATAAATCATAACCGGATTGATGAAATGTTGTAACTACGGTATAACTTGCCATTGTGATATTTATATGAGTATAAAATCGATAGCATACTTTCCAAAATCTGTAGCATTAAATGGTCGCGATGTATTGGATGCATTTTTACAATCTTGCCGAGCACTTGGAATTACTCCGGTGGAAAATTCTCTTGATGCAGATTGTGCTGTTATTTGGTCAGTTCTGTGGAACGGCCGGTTAGCGGCAAATCAACGTGTTTACACTCATTATATGCATCACAATAAGCCTGTGATTGTAATCGATGTTGGAGCACTTAAACGAGGCGAAACCTGGAAAGTAGCACTTGAAAATATTAATGCCAACGGATATTATGGGCATTTAGATCATCTTGACATGGATCGCCCAAAAAAACTTGGTTTAGAATTAAAAACACAAACAGAAAATAATGGTGCTATTGTAATAGCAGCTCAGCACAGACAATCAGAACAAGTACGTGGGATTGATATTGAGAAGTGGGTAGTAAAAACTTTTTACGACCTAAGAGAATATACAGATCGTCCTATAATAATACGCCCGCACCCGAGATGCACAGTTAATATGGATCAACTTCCGATAGACGCTACTGTTGAAAAACCTATAAAGGTTGATGGAACTTATGATAGTTTTGATTTAACGTATAATTGGTATGCATTGGTTAATTATAATAGTGGTCCTGGAATTCAAGCCGCCATTGCTGGTTGTCCGATTATTGTTAATGAATCTAGTCTAGCATATCCTGTGTCCGAGGAGATAAAAAATATCGAATCTCTCAGTAATCGAAATAAAGAAATGTGGTTTACACAAATAGCACACACTGAGTATACCGTTGATGAAATACGTTCCGGAAGTTGGTATAAACGTCTAGAAGGGCAATTGATATGAAAGATATTATTGATTGCGCATGTGTAATACACGGGTCAATGTATGACTGGATCTATGTCGATAAACTTTATAAAGGTCTTAAACGTAATCTCAACAAAAAAATAAAACTTCATGTGTATACAGAACCAGGTAGAGAAGTTCCTGACAAATATATTAAGCATCCGCTAAAAGATTTATCACCGCATGGTGCGAGCAAAGGATGGTGGTATAAGGTTCAATTATTTGACAGAACACAATTCTCCGGACAACTTTTGTATCTAGACCTTGATGTTGCAATATCAGGATCGCTTGACTGGATTTTAGATTGCGATCCTAAATACTTCTGGGGGATTAGAGATTTTCGCTATTTGTTCAATCAAAGAAAGCGAGAACTCAACAGTAGTTTGATGTATTTTAATGTCGATAAGTTTGGGTATATATGGGAAGACTTCAAATTGGACCCAGGTGCTTATATGTCTAGGCTTCATGGGGATCAAAATTATATCGATAAAAAAGTTCCCCCGCCACAAATGCAATTTTTTGATGAAAAATTGGTTAGAAGCTGGCGTTGGGAGTTACTAGATGGAGGATATGACATAAATACACATAGACATAAGGCTCCTGGCACAGGAACTTTTGTTGATGATACACGAGTAATTGTTTTTCATGGCAAACCTAAACTACATGAGATTTCAGACCCAGTAATTGATAAATACTGGTAACACAAAAACGTTTTTGGAGATAATAAATGGCTAGTAGAACGCTAAAACTTTACGGTAATGCTTATGCAAATTCCGGTAATGTTTCGTTAGTGGTTAACATTAACGGGACTCAATTGTTCAGTGGCACAGTTAGTACTATTAACACAGTAACACCAGAGAAGAATGTTGCTGAACCAGTAGTATTAGGTTCGGTCACCTTAGAAGATTCAGTAACTGGCGAAACCCCAGTTAGTGTTGCTGTTTCAGGCGGCGACGCATTCATTGTTGGATTTGGCGAAGATGGCGATCCACGTGCTCCTACCTTCTGGGGAGTAACAGGCGGTCAAATGAAAACAGCAATTTCAATGGACGGTGCAACCCCAGCCGACATCGACATGACAGCATTTAGTGATGATCAACAAGGCGAATTCCATCTTTTAGTAAAAGAAGGATCAACTGTTGATTTCAACTATAACATTTATCCTGTTTATGTTGATATGGCCGACGGCGCAGCTGATGACGGCGACCCAACCACTTAATAAAATATTTTTATAATAATAAAAAATCTTTTAATTAAAAGGGTGTTGACAAACACCCTTTTTTCTTCTATAATATTCATATACTAATACAAGCAAAGACTAACCTATTGATTTTGTGGCAAAAATACCACAAAAAAGTTTAAAAAAAGTGTTGACAACATAGCAAAACGGCACTATAATAGTTACTCAAACATAGCAAAACATCTAGGAGTTCAGTAATGAATACAGTTCGAATTTTAAGTGGCACTTACCGCGGCGAAGAAATCCGTAACCAGACTTTCGAAGTAGTTAAGGGTATTCAAACAGGCGCAAAAGGTTCATTTATCACAGTTCGTCCCAACGAAGCGATTGGTGTAGGTCGCGACAAAATCCGTGTAAACGTTGAAGAACAAGACGTTGAGTTTATTGGAACTCCAGCTCAAAAGTCTGCTGTAGAGACCGATGAACAAGTAATGGATCGCATTGAAACACGCTTTGGTGTCCTGGAAGATATGACCCGAGCAACAATCAACAGCGACGTGCGTGCTATGATTGTAGTGGGTCCTCCGGGCGTGGGCAAGTCTTATGGCGTCCAGCGCGAACTTGAAAAGAGTTCGATGTTTGATCGCCTTGTTGGCAGCAAAGTTAAGTACGAAGTAGTTAAGGGTGCCATGACCCCAATTGGGTTGTATGCTACACTTTACAATCACGCTGACAAAGGTAACGTGCTTGTATTTGACGATTGCGACTCGGTCCTTATGGACGACCTTTCACTGAATTTGCTTAAAGCGGCCCTTGATTCTGGGAAGAAGCGCACTATCCACTGGAATGCGGATAGCTCGCTACTGCGTCGTGAGGGTATCCCAGACCGCTTTGACTTCCACGGCGCAGTAATTTTTATTACTAACCTAAAGTTTGACCATGTACGTAGCAAAAAGCTACAAGATCACCTGGAAGCACTTCAATCACGTTGCCATTATATCGACTTAACAATGGACACCATGCGTGACAAGTTCTTGCGTATTAAGCAGATTCATCGCAAGGGCGACTTGTTTGAGCATTACTATTTCCAGAACAACGAAGGCGATGAGGTTATTGCGTTTATGGACGAGAACAAGGATTCGTTGCGCGAAATGAGCTTGCGTATGGCGTTGAAGCTAGCAGATTTGATTAAGGTTAGCCCACAGCGTTGGAAGGATATGGCGGCAGTAACTTGTATGAAAAGCAGTTTTTAACCAGAGAACACTATGCTATGTTGAACTCCTAAGTTCTCTGGTTATTGGCGCAAGATGAAATACTCTTGCGCCTTTTTTATTTTTATGCTATAATATTATTATGATAAGGAAAGTTGTAGACAGAGATTCTGCTCATTTGTGGATGAGAGAAAATTTACGTTTCTCTCGTTACGATATTAACTTTATGGAAAATGTCGCTAGATTCTTAGCAGATAACAGATCGCTAACAATTAAACAAAATAATCTATGGGAACACATTGTACATAAGTATCGTAAACAGATTTATGCCGAAAGCAATGGTATATTTTCAGAAGAATTATTTTTAGATTTGGCATGGCAGAATTCTCCAGTTGATTTTGATCCTAGCTATGCTCCGTTGCTTTGGATAGAAGACAATCAAATTTATTTGAAATTTCCATTTAATAAATCAACAATTAAGAATTTAAAAGATATGCTATCCGAATGTAATCACGATGGCATATTCGTTGGGTCAGACTCTTTCCGATGGCAGCGAACGCAGCGCCGCTGGGCTGGACAGGTTCGTCCGGCATTGGTACGGGACTTATATGAGTTTTGTTTAACAAATCAGATTGACATTGACCCATCTGTGCAAACGCTTGCAGATGGGATCATCGGAGATAAAAATAACTGGATACCAACTGCTGAAATGTACGGCAATGGATATATTGTAAGTAATATAAATGATGGATTGCTAAATTCGTTACCAGAAAATACGATATCTCTTGACTCAATACACAACCTAATTGGGCTAGGGGTTGATATTGGCAAAACTTTATTTGATTATATGATACACAACTACGGATCTCAGTTAGGACATTTTGCATCTTGCCGTGTTATAACCATGAGAGAAGATGAAATTGATGTACTTAATCAATGGATTAAGTTAACAAACAATGTAACCTGGGCTGTGGCCAGCAAGGATATAGGCTTAGAAGTAATGGTTAATAAAGATATGGCAATGAATAGTGGTTGGTATATTTCAAGTACAAACATGTTAGATAAAGGAATAGATTGTCTGATTTATAGAGAAGAGTCGATGTACGATATACCTGTTTTTGATTCTTTATGTAGTAGTGCTAAAAAAATTGTTATAATTGCTAAAAATGAAACTAACGATACACTGGAATAATAACACAGATATTGATATTGCGTTGAACGACACTCCTGCTGCTCATGCAATGTATCGATATTATAAACATCTACAACATTTGAAATTTGATTTCAAATCGCATACTTACGATAACCCTTTTGACCAAGACCATTATAAATTAGATCAGTCATTAACTAACGTGCAACAAGCGGCGCATCGACTTGGACTAACTGTAGATGCCAACTATAAAGTCACCCAGCAAGATTTAAATTGTTGGCACGAGATATACGAAAAGAACTATAATGGTGATCCGACCTGGTTAGAATTTCATGAATCAATTCACATGGCCGAAATGTTACTGCGTAATGACGATGTGACTGATATAAATTTCGATTATCGCGAACAGGCAGGGATGCTAGTCACACCATTTGACCGTACTTGGCTTAAATTTGGCACCACAAAGGTAACCAAAGGTACGGTATTCGTACAGTGGCAAGAGTTAGGTAAAACCCCATACAACTATTTCATCGACGGCGAACCAGACAATTGTAAACGGTTATGCGAGTTAGCAAAACCTTGGGTATACTTTAAGCCAAACATTTATATTAGTGTTGTTGACATAGATCACGCTGAGAACAGGCGTTGGGAAGATTTTAATAACTGGTTTGCGAAGTATCGGCAATGCTGGACGCAGCATTGGGAAATTAATAACTGGAGACCGGAAGAAATGTTCACGGTTATACCAATTGGGACTGTTGACAATGTATCCTTGTTAGTTAATAGATTTCAAAATAATCAATTTCCAGACAGGATTACAAGATTGTGATTGTTGTAAAAAGAGGTCCGAATCTAAACCATACATTAGCTTCGTTACAATATGAATATTGGGGGACTCAAGTTAAACGCGAGTTAATTATCGTTGATAACTGGAAGGATGGTTATCAAAAAGCAGTATCAGGTGGCGAAAGATACGGTCTTTTTATTAATAGCGGAACAGTTTTCCAGAATTTTGACCAGTTTCTATCTTTGCTTGATAATTATCCGCACCGCGGATTAATTGGGCACATTGTTGATCCTTTGAATTGCGAATACTTTTGGCTTGACGACCAATGTTTCTATGTAGACCTCAGTTTAATAACTGCCGAATCATTTGATACTGGCCCATCAATGGCTCCGGTTGCCGTACGTAGCAAACAGAACATACATCATGACTATACGCCGTTGATGCTTAGTCGAGGAAACGGGTCTCGGAAAATTTCAGGAGTACAGTTTGGTGAGAAATTAATTGCACAAGTATTAGAGAAAACAGGAACAGTGGTCAATTGGAACCAAACATCTCGAATGAATAAAAGTTTCTTGTATGATCTTCAGCAGCTTGAACGCTGGAAAGAGTTTAACAAAGAATATACACAACTAGCCGAAAGTCAATTATGGGTGTTTAATAACGAAGAGTGGGTTCCGGCAATAACCCCGACAGTAACTTGTCCGGGATCAGGAATGTTCTGGATATTTACAATCTTGCAACCTACTGTGCAATGTTTAAATATTGTAGATATTAGTATATCGCAAATCAAATATACAAAGAGTTTATGGGAAGACTGGGATGGTAACAATTTTGGTGAGTATGTTTTTGATTTTATTCGCAATCACAATATACAACATTTACAACTAGGCGACCAACGAGCACTAACCACAGAAGAACAATTAAAATTAAAAAAGCGTCAGCTATTTGTTGATAGAGTTAACTACGAATTTAAAAAGCAGTTAGAAGCACATCAAATTGAAAATTTCACTGAAAAATGGCAAGCGTCTAAACACAAGACTGTAAATTTTTATAATAAAAATATCATCGATTGGGTAGACCAGTATGGAGTTCCTGAAGGCTATACGTGGAAATCAAACATTGACACATATAAGTACACGTTGTTAAAAAGTACAATAGAAGAATTAGATGGTTTCAAAAGAAAAATTAACAAAAATGATCATTGACCGTTGTCGAGATCGACAACCGCCACATATTGTTCAACCCAACAGTATCACTAGCGACTGGATTCTACGCCAAAGTGGAATGCCATATATGCCACTATCAGTAGATATCCCAACCGATCAGATACTTTTGGAGATTAAAAAAGTAGAACATTTATTAGTGGATCATCGCGAAGATTACGAAGAACACCAAGGATGGACTAGTTTTTGCATTCACGGTAAAAGTTATGACAGCACACGCGAAGATGAATATTACAACGACAATCGTCCATACATTTGGACTCCGGAAGCACTAAGTCTTATGCCTAAAACCGTTGAGTTCTTCAAGAATAATTGGTTTGGAAATTCATTTAAACGATTGCGTATAATGCGTCTTGCGCCTGGCGGATATATTTTCTTACACCGTGACGGAACCGACTCGCATCTTGGTCCTGTAAATATTGCTATAACACAACCGCAAGGCTGCGAGTTTGTATTTGAGGATCACGGCGTGGTACCATTTAGCACCGGCAGAGCTTATATACTAGATATATCTAATAGACATTGTGTTATGAATAATTCAGCAGAATATAGGTATCATATAATAGCACATCACTTGACAACCACAGACGAGTATAATACAATGTTGGTTGAATCTTATGCGAGTATGTTAAATGCTTAGAGCAAAATTAGTAATTAAAGACGAAGTGAATGTTAAAATTGAAGGATTAGATCTTAACATTCGAAAAAAACTTGTAAATCAGTTTAAGTATGTAATACCACACGCACGTTATTTGCCAGCAGTGCGACTAGGACGTTGGGATGGGAAAGTAGCATTCTTTCAAATGGGCGGAAGCACTTATGTTAATTTGCTTCCGGAAATCATTCCGGTATTAGCAGACAATAACTATGACATTCTTCTAGACGATCAACGTGATTATCGCACCTCGTTTGAGTTTGAACGTGTAGAAACAGATTCGTTTGGTCATGTACATTGGCCAAAAGGGCATCCAGCAGAAGGACAGCCTATTGAATTACGTGATTACCAAATTGAAGTTGTTAATAACTTTCTGGAGAATCCACAGAGCTTGCAGGAGATTGCTACAGGTGCCGGTAAGACACTGATGACAGCAGCTCTTAGTCAGCGTGTTGAACAGTATGGACGATCGATTGTTATTGTACCCAACAAAAGTTTGGTAACACAAACCGAAAAGGATTACATCAACATGCAGTTAGATGTTGGTGTATTTTACGGTGATAGAAAAGAGTTTGGTAAGACACATACTATTTGTACGTGGCAGTCACTCAACTCGCTATTAAAAGCAACACGTAATCAACAAGCACCTATTTCCATTGGTGAGTTTTTAGAGGATGTTGTTTGTGTTATTGTCGACGAAGTGCATCAAGCAAAAGCAGACGCACTTAAAACCCTACTAACAGGACCAATGGCAAAGATTCCGCTACGCTGGGGATTAACCGGAACCATCCCCAAGGAATTATTTGAGTTTCAGGCATTGCATGTAAGCATTGGCCCGGTTATTAATCGTATTGCTGCCAATGAACTACAAGAAAAGGGTGTACTTGCCAACTGTCACGTTAACATTGTACAGTTACAAGATCATGCAGAGCATACCAACTACCAAGCAGAACTTAAATTCTTGTTAAGTGACCAAGATAGATTAAACGTTATCTCACAAATGATCGAGAGTATCAATGAGTCAGGTAATACACTTGTGCTGGTTGATCGTGTTAGTGCCGGCACTGACTTAGTAGAACGTTTAGGCGACCGAGCAGTATTTGTAAGTGGTGCAACAAAAGCAAAGGATAGACAAGAGCATTATGATGAAATTTCAGAATCTGACAATAAAATTATTGTTGCAACGTATGGTGTTGCTGCCGTTGGCATTAATATTCCTCGTATTTTCAATCTTGTTCTTGTTGAGCCTGGCAAGTCTTTTGTTCGTGTTATTCAGTCCATTGGCCGTGGTATACGAAAAGCACAAGATAAAGACCATGTCCAAATCTGGGACATAACTTCAACATGTAAGTTTGCCAAACGACATTTAACTAAGCGCAAGGCGTTTTATAAAGAAGCAAACTATCCGTTTACACAAGAAAAGTACGAGTGGAAATAGGTTGCAATCAGAACTAAACTATACTATAATAATACCATGAGAATTCACACACTAGAAAATACAGCATATAATTTAGATACGCTGCCAGAAGAAATAGATGACATGCGCTTTGCTATTCTAGACAATAGCGATCCAAATGAGCCAGATTACTTTTATATCCCGCTTATCTTTTTAGAATCATTTACTAGTCCGGCACTTGTATTAAAAATTGGCGATAAACAAATTAAGATGCCGCTGGATTGGTCTGTTCTAATTGGCGAAGATGACCTTGGCGATCTTGAAGCATTACCTTTAACTAGTTTAAATGATCGCGACTTTAAAGTATATCAGTATAATAGCTTGAGCTCATATGCTCCTACTTTCCTTCCAATTGAAATTGTAGATGTATACAATGAAGTTTCTTGGTATGCACCTAAATTAAAGAACGGACAGTACCTGGCTGTTCCATTGAGTGATGGTGAGAATCCAGAATGTGTTTACTTTATTAAAGACGTATCTCGCAACTGCGAAGTGGTGGATTATAATAAAGCCTGGGGGTAATATGAAGGACGACAATATTACTATAACAATGGTAGATATTGATGATGAAAATGGAAACCCAGTAACTATTACTGTGCCGTATAACTATGATGATTATGATGATTATACCATTAACACAGCAGGGTTAAATTGGGGTAACATATCTCTTAACAACGACAAAAATGTTTCCAAAGGTATCCAAGTACACGGTGACAAAGGTACTTGGGATATAGAAGAACGTATTAAAATCATTGAACGTGTGCTAAACATCCCGGAACGTGATTATGTGATGGAAGAACGTCATCCAGAATTAAAAGAAATGTTTAACAAACATATGCGCGAAGTTGAACGTATAATTAATCAACTTCCAGACAGTTCAGAATATGAGCAGGAAGTAGAAAAGCATCGTATGTGGGATGTACTAACAGGACCAGATAGGAATATTGAAGGTGGCGGCTAAATTAGACATTTTTAAAATGCTTGCGGCAATGGATCGCAAGGATTATGATTTTTATGATAATCTAAGCGACGAAGAACGTAAGGGCTTTAGTGCCTTTCTTGCGTTAAAGTGGGGAGCAAGTGTAGAAGGGTCACGTGAAATTCAACATTATTATCTAGCGGCTGCTAATCATTACTGTAACAAGAACTGGTATGAGATCAATAAGCATCCTAAGTTGCAATGGTTAGAGTTATGTGCAGCAGCTCCAGGCATTGGCCCGCAAAAACACAAATGGCTACAAATGAAGAAGAAGGAAGACAAGTCCTCGGAAATTAAAAAGCAATTATCTGAATTATTTCCTTCTGTTAAACTTAGCGATATTGAAATATTATCTAAACTTGTTACTAAAAAAGAAGTAAATGAGTACATTAAACTTCACGGAAACAACTGATATATATACCTGTAAGTATTGCGAGCGAGAATTCAAGCGCGAAAGTAGTCTTGCAGTACATGTCTGCGAGCAGAAAAAACGATTTCAGGAAAAGGATGAACGTGGAGTTCAAATCGGGTACCAGGCATATCTAAAGTTTTTTGAATACACACAAGGTTCGGCAAAGCTAAAAACATTTGATGATTTTGCTAAAAGTCCTTACTATAAAGCATTTGTTAAATTTGGACGATATTGTGTATCAATTGGCGCTATTAATGTATCGGAATTTATTGAATACGTTATTAAAAACAACAAGAAACTAGACCATTGGGCTAAAGATAGTACCTATCAAGAATACTTAATGCATTTGTTAGTGTCAGAACGTGCTGATCGTGCATTGGTTCGAGCAATGGAATATAGCATCAATTGGGGTGAAGAAAAAAACGCAGACCCTAAGGACGTTATACGTTTTAATAATGCAAATCGGGTATGTCAACTTATTACAAAAGGAACACTGAGTCCTTGGGTAATATATAATTCTGATTCAGGCATGGATTTCCTAACAAACTTAAATACAGATCAACAACAGTTAATTTGGGAATACATTAATCCAGAAGTGTGGGAACGTATTTTTAATAAGTATCCTGCTGATCAAGAATATGTTAAAGAAATGCTTCGGAAGGCTGGATGGTAGCTCCGTATACTACACTCACTATTACTACAAAAGCACAAAAAGCAGAATCTGTAATTGGTGATTACGAGGAATATGATATTTTTGCGAAAGTTGTGCAAAATCAGTCTGAATGTCTGGTAAAACAATATATGGTCCCAGGAACTTCTGCTAGTTTTGATGTTACAAACATTGATACAAGATACCCGGTGATATTACAATTGAGTGTCTACGATGATGTAGTTAACGATTTTCCGTTAGAAGTTGTTAACTTAACAATTGATCAATTTTTCTCGCAACCAAAATTTCTTTATTCTGGTACAATGTATGGGTTTGACGGCCGTATTGAGTCTAATACCAATACTTTATATACTAGAGGATCACTAGAATATAGATTCAACTTACCGATTATACGAAATGTGTTGAACCTGTGAAAAAGCAACATATTATTAATATTGGATATCCTAAAGCAGGATCTAGCTGGTTATGGACTAACCTCATTAAACAGCGTTGGTTTGACCAATCTGGATGCGATAAAGAAAATGCATGGTTAATCAACGGTAAAGGTATAGAAGAATATATTAATCAGTATAGTCAATTTAACTATTCTGCTAATTTTAATCCAGCGATGTTTGCTATTGATAGATATTTAATTGAGCAATTATCGGATATAGCAACTGTTCGAGCTACAATAATTATTCGAGATCCAGTGGATATGTTATGGAGTTTATATAATTTTACTAATTCGTCCGGTGACTTTAATTCTGCTGTTCCTATTATGATGGAACACGGAAATCATCCTGGACTAATTGTGCGGCGCTGGAAAGAATTTTTTAAAGATCGGTTTGCTACTTTTTTGTATGACGAGTTGTCGGATACAGACTTTATAAATCGTTATTCAACTCATTTTGATCTTCCAGCACCGATCAAGGTTGACAAAACACCGATAAATGTTACACTATATAAAAGCAGAAGACCAAAATTATCTAAAGATAATAAACAGTTTTTCTATACAATGATTAGTGAGCTCGAACAGGAATTGAATATCTCACTAACACAATGGATACAAAAGTTATGAGCGCAGACATTGATATTGACTTTGGTGATAGAAGTTCTATTCTTACTCTAATTAAACATATTCCGGCACGCCAGCAGGATCGCAAACATAACTCGGGCGTATACGTAACACCCATTCCTGTGGATCCTGTGTGTAATTGCGCAAGTATTGATTACAAAAGAGCAGAAGAGCTAGGATACTTTAAGATTGATTTTCTTAATGTTCATGTGTACGAGCATATTAAGGATCAAGCGCACTATGACCAGTTAATGAATACAGAACCACCGTGGCACAAGTTACACGACCCAGAATTTGTTGAAAAAATTATACATATCAACAACTATGCTAACATATTAAAGGATCTTGATGTAAATTCTATCCCGCGAATGGCAATGTTCTTAGCAATGATTAGACCAGGAAAGAAACACCTTATTGGCAAGCCATGGAAAGAAGTGTCTGAAACGGTATGGGATAAGACAGATGACGGGTATACATTTAAACGTGCTCATGCCGTGAGCTACGCACATCTTGTAGTATTACATATGAATATCGTTAATCAACACGCCGCACAAGAGTAATACTCTTACGTTTCTTTTTATGTTTGGTTAAATCCGAAAGGCTCGTAACTTGCCCAGATACTATTTCTAAATTTTTATTATTAAAAGTTTTTAGATATGGTTTAAATATTTCCCAATCTGCTTTTAAAAATATATTAATGGGAATGGTGTGATTGCTTTCCCACCACCAGGTCTCGCCTAGTTCTAGAAATAAACGTTTTAAATCATCGTGGTAGATACTACCAAAGTCATACATTGTAGTGACTTGTAAGTCTTGATTTAAAATAATTCCAACATGTTCGTTTTCTGCATACCGAACTATTGATAGGAACGGGTACTTATCGGTGATTTTTTCAAATAGCTCTGTATCCATAAATAGTTAAAAGGCTCTTATATATGTATTCAACTTTAGCATATTTATATCAACAGACTCAGGTAGTGTTGTTATCAGACAACACAGGAGCCTATCACAATGTGAGGTGGGAACCAGTGTTTAGTAAGAACTTAAAAGCCTCGAAAGGCGTAGACAACGTTATCCTATTTAGATTTTTAAATCAGGATCAAAAGCCAGTGGACATTACAGGACTAACATTTACCTGTCGTGTAATAAGCAGAGATGGTACAGAATTATTGTTCACTAAAGACTTAGAAACAGTGGTTGCTGCTCGTGGCCAGGCTAAACTTACTATTGTTGAATCAGATTTAGACAATATACAATCGCAATTAGCAAATTATTCTATTACAGTAAATCGTTCAACATTAACAGAACCTGTATATATTGATGACAATGCAGGAGCACGAGGTGTAATCTATATTCAAGATGCAGTAATGCCAGAGTTTGTAGCAAGTTCAGAAATAACCCTACCAAGTTTTACAGCAGGTCAAACAAATTACAGTTCAGAATGGCAACCAGAACAATATTTACAAACAGTACAATACACAAACAGTTCATTTGTAGGTACTGTAACTGTACAAGGTTCACCTACCGGAACAGAGTGGTATGATTTAACTTCTGCTACATTTGGCAGCGCAGACTCAGACACAAAATACATTAATGTAGAAGGCTTACACAGCTATATGCGTTTGAAAGTTGATAGTACTAGTGGTACTGTTGGCAGCGTATATGTAAGATAAATATTGATATGGCGCAAATTACTACACAACTTTTAGTTTCACAACAAACGCATCCTAGCGATAGCTCTGTACAAACTGTAACCAGTGACGCAGTCAAAGGTAACGGGTACTACGGACAAGCTGATGGTCGCCATACTGCGCTATTTTCTGTAACAGGATTTACTGGAACCATTACCGTTCAAGGCAGTCTAGTCACAAATCCAGGCTCAACTGATTGGGCAGACATTACTGTGTTTTCAGACGGCACAACACAAGAAGATGGCAATACAGCAGTTAACTTCACAGGTAACTTTGTATGGCTACGTGCTGTAGTTGAATATACAGACGGCACAGTAAATTCAGTTCGCATTAATTACTAACCATAATTATACGTATGATTAAGAAACTTGTAGCGTTTGGCTGCTCCTGGACCTTTGGCGACGAGCTTGATGATCCAGAATTTGTAAATTCTAAACATCAACCTAAGTGGTGGGATTATAATACCCCGTATCGGCTTGCCCACGGATACCCTGGATTAGTTGCTAATCACTACGGGCTAGAATTAGAAAATCTTGCATTTCCGGGTGCTAGTTTAGTATCAATGCGTGATACAGTTACGTGGTACGTGTCTAATCACGATGTTCAAGACACAATTTTGTTAGTAGGGTTAACGGAATCATGGCGTTGGAGTTGGCATAACGCTGCCCATGAGCCAGGTCATGGTGATCCGGAGTGGAACAAGCATGTTCATAGTGCCTGGATGTTGCACGATAATTTAAATTATTCAGATAATTGGCGCAATGCATTTAAAAGTTTTATCGACGATCAAATGTGCGACGAATTGCAATTAAAAAATTTAAACGAAACTTTATTGTTATTTGATGGCATTGCTGCAAGATACAACATCCCGGTAGTACAATTTAATGTGCTAAATGTAATACCTGGAGCAATTTCGGTACCTACATATTACGCACCAATGGATAATATGCGTGCATACCTTCAAGGATACGGTCAAGAAGTGTTTGCGCCACAGAGACATCCAAATGAAACCGGACATAAGATTATTGCCGAACGTATTATATCTTGGTTAGATGAATCTAATATAGAATTCGGCTAATTCTGGAAATGCGTGTAGCCAATTTTGTTGACGTAAATTGTCAAACTGATTTATTTTATCTATCATTGCGCAAATGTTATTGTGATTCTCGACAAAGTTGTTTGGTAAGAATTTGTAATTGATTGCAGCGGCATATTCATTGCTAAGATTTTGAACTGAAAAATCACCGTGCGCTAAATGCATATTGTAAATTACTGGATCGCCGTCGCGGTTAGTAGGGATATTGTTTGCAATCCATTCTGGAAGGCGATGCCGATTAAACAAATTAAAGATACTAATAGTTTCTTCAAAATTAAACATTACATTTGAAGGTGCAGTATCCCTCATTTTTAAGATATTATCAGTAGCTTGCGACCATAATGCTGGCCAGCGAAGATATTCAAATTGACTTTGAATGCCGTCGATCGAAAAACTTATTCTAACCAATCTAAATTTTGAAAATATATTTTGGTGTACCTTGGATAATGAATGAGTACCGTTGGTCTGTACATGTAGTTCAGAGTTAGTAAATACTCCAGGCATTTGGTTTATCATTTGTTCTAATAAATTCCAGTAGCCTGGATTCATTAATGGTTCGCCGCCGCTGAGTTTTACTTGATCAACAGTTTTAATACGTTGCGTTAATATGGTGTTTAAGACAGTATTAGATAAGTTTTGATGAGACTGTGGCTGGATTGCCGGTAATTTAATGTTGTTATCTTTAAGGTGCTTTTGCCAATAGGTACTTGATGCTGGACCGCATGTTCGACAAGCTAAGTTACAACTGGTGTCGTACATTAAGTCCAACACAGCTAAATGTTCTTTATTGTTAGAAGTTCCGAATCGATCAATTTGACTTTGACGATAACTGTATCCGCCGCTTTCTTCAATGGCGCGGCATCCGTTGCATCCTTGATCCCATTGATTTTGATCGTTTGCTTGTTTGCGTTTCAAAAACTCAGGGTGGTCAAATATTGGTTGGGTAAGGGAATCAATATAAACCATTGGCATAAAAATTTCGCAACACGGTTTAACAACACCTCGGCCATCTTTAGTTAAGTTAATTGAGATACCACCGTGGATAGATGGGCAGTATGTTTTGTTCATCAAGATATTTATATAGCGTTGACAAACACAACGTAAATATGCTATAATTATAAAGTGTTAAATATACTATCTTACATCAATGGAAAACGTAAAACTTCTACTTCTGGTTGGACTAGTTTTAATGCTCCTTGTTGTATACACAACGGGGAAACTGCTGACAGACGTATGCGCGGAGGACTCAAGTTTTCGACGGATACAGACTGGAGCTATCACTGTTTCAATTGCGGCTATACTGCTAGCTTTACTCTTGGATATCCTGTAAGTTATAAAGCACAACGTTTGCTTAAATGGATGGGCGTGCCAGAAATTGAAGTACAGCGGTTAAATCTGGAAAGTCTAAAGCACAAAGATGTAAATCAAATTTTGCGTGAGCGTGCAGATGAAGAACAGCGTGTTCATTTTAATGAAACATCATTGCCAGCAAATGCACGTTTAATTGAAGATTCTGATTCAGAAATAATAGAATACTTACGCAACAGAGGAATAGATCCCTGGGACTATCCATATATGATCGATCCGGATCAACCAAGACTAGGCGTGTTGATACCGTATACGTACAATAATAAAATTGTAGGACATACCACCCGTTTCCTTGACAATAGACGACCGAAGTACTTACATGAGCAACAAACAGGATACGTGTTTGGTATAGACAATCAACACGATAATTGGCAGTTTGTGGTTGTAGTCGAAGGACAATTTGATGCGTTAAGCATTGATGGAGTAGCAGTAACAACAAATAGAATTAGTGATACTCAAGCTGCGGTCCTACGTCGACTTAACAGGGAAGTTGTTGTAGTACCAGATCATGATCAAGCAGGTCTAGCACTGATTGATGATGCAGTTAAGTATGGGTTTTCAGTAAGTATCCCAGAATGGGATGCAGATATTAAAGATATAAATGACGCTGTACAACGTTATGGCAGATTAAATACCCTGATTGATATTATTAATAATAAAAATTCTAGCAAAGTCAAGATTGAGTTAGCACGCAAGGCTCTTAAAAGGAAACTATGAAAGATTATTCAGTAGATATACAAAAGTTATTTTTAGAAATGATGCTTGGGGATGCACAAAGTTATGTGCGTGTTCAGAACATCTACAACGTAGATAATTTTGATCCAAGTTTACGTGAAGCAGCAACGTTTATTAAAGAGCATAGCGACAAATATAAGACTATGCCCGAATTAGAACAACTCAATGCTGCGGTAGGTGCGAAGCTAAAACCAATTCCTCCGGAGATGAAAGATGGACATTATGATTGGTTCATGGAGGAGTTTGAAAAGTTTACCAGGCGGCAAGAGCTAGAACGTGCAATTCTTAAATCAGCAGACTTGTTAGAAAAAGGTGACTTTGATCCAGTAGAAAAACTTGTTAAAGATGCGGTACAAATTAGTTTACACAAGGATATGGGCACAGATTACTTTGAAGATCCGCGTACACGTCTAATGAATATTAAGTCCAACAACGGACAAGTTAGTACAGGTTGGCTTAACTTAGACCGTGCGTTGTATGGTGGATTTAATAGAGGAGAACTACAGATTTTTGCCGGTGGTTCAGGTTCGGGTAAAAGTTTGTTTATGCAGAATCTAAGCGTGAACTGGGTACAAGCAGGACTCAATGGCGTATATATTTCGTTAGAACTTTCAGAAGATTTGTGTTCGATGCGTATTGACTCAATGATGACTAATACATCTAGCAAGGAAGTATTTAAGGACATTGATAATGTTGAAATGAAAGTTAAGATGATGCAGAAGAAGTCTGGCAAGTTTCGTATCAAGTACATGCCGGCACAAAGTACAGTAAATGATATTCGTAGTTACATTAAAGAATTACAAATCCAAACTGGTGTTACTGTGGACTTTTTGTGTATTGACTATCTGGACTTGTTAATGCCAGTAAGTGCTAAAGTAAGTCCAAGTGATTTGTTTGTTAAGGACAAGTATGTGTCAGAAGAAATTCGCAACTTAGCAAAGGAATTAAACGTTATTATGGTAACTGCATCACAGTTAAACCGTTCAGCAGTAGAAGAAATTGAGTTTGACCACTCGCATATTTCAGGTGGTATTTCTAAGATTAACACAGCAGACAATGTGTTTGGTATTTTTACGTCAAGAGCAATGCGCGAGCGTGGCCGCTATCAAATCCAGTTAATGAAAACACGTTCAAGTTCTGGCGTTGGTTCAAAAGTGGATTTAGAATTTGATATAGAAACATTACGTATTTCTGATTGTGATCAATCAGAAGATTCTAACATGCCAACAACTTCAAACATTATGAATAGCATCAAGCCAATTAGTAATGCAACAAACTCTACCCAGGATACTAAAAAAATTGCTGCTAATGTAGACGGAAGTAAGCTCAATAATCTACTGAACGCAATTAAAGGAGGAGGATGATGTTTGGAATTCTAGGTTATGGATATGTTGGAAAAGGAACCCATAAAGGATTAATTAAAGACCGAGAATGTGTAATACATGATCTTTTATTACACACCGATCGAACGATTCTTAAAAATTCTCACACGGTATTTGTTTGCATACCAACAAACACCAATGATGACATTAATACAGTTATACATGAAATTAAAGAATTAAAAAAATTGAACCCAGATGTTACTATTGTAGTACGTAGTACACTTTCGTTGCATTCTTGTAAACGAATACATGACGAGATTGGTAATATAATTTACATGCCGGAATTTTTACGAGAACGGTACTGGGATACTGATTGTTTAAACAGACCTCTTGTAGTAGGGTATGACGGGACCGATAGTCTTCCAGACTGGTTGTCTAACGAAGATATTATTAGATGTACTACAGCTGAAGCAGAACTAATTAAAATGTTTTCTAATAATTTTGGAGTGTTGCGCATTGCATTTGCTAATGTGTTTTATGATCTAGCTCAACGAATGGGTGCAGACTATAATAAAGTTAAAGATACTTTTTTAAAAGTACAACACGATCAAACATATATGGAAGTACCAGGACACGACGGTACACGTGGGTTTGGCGGCAAGTGCTTGCCAAAAGATTTTGATTTTTTAATCGAAACACTAGAAGACGAAGATCCAGCACAAAACTGGTTTAAGCATATAAAGGAGTTAAACAAAAAATGGCAGCAAAAATTTTAGTTACAGGAGCAAGTGGACTCCTAGGGCATGAACTTTGTAATCAGCTAAAGCAGTCAGGTAACGAAGTTGTAGCTATTGATAACAATTTTAGATCACAACGCACCCCTAACGCAGATTGTTATATTCAATCAAATGTCGTTGATGCATTAAAGGACCTTGACACAGATTTTGATTATATCTATCACTATAGTGCAATTAACGGAACAAAATATTTCTATTCAATGGCTAACGAACTTTTAGAAAATAATGTTGGCACAGACCTCGCATTATTTCAGTTTGCTAAACAAAATAAAAATCTTCAAAAAATTGTGTATGCCAGTAGTAGCGAAGTTCCAAGCGGGCATCCACATGATATTATTGACGAAACAACGGATATAACAATTGATAACATACATAACCCTCGATGGTGTTATAGATTAGCAAAAATCTGCTCAGAGAATTATCTAGCTAATTCTAATTTACCTTGGGTAGCAATTAGATATTTCAACATTTACGGCAAATATAGTTTACCAGGGCATTTTGTTTATGATATCATTGAAAAAATTAAAAACAATAATTTTGAATTAATTGGATGCAACGAAACTAGAAGTTATTGTTATGTTGATGATGCAGTAGATGCTTCGATATATTTAGGTAATAATGTACAAGGTCGAGTTGTTAATGTTGGCAATGATAGAGAATTGTCGACTATCGATGCTGCTAATATTATTGCTCTAAAGCTAGGAATTATCAATATTAACTGGGTTTGCGCACCAAGCCGTCCTGGAAGTACCCAAAGACGCCGCCCAGACATTAGTCAGCTTAAAGAACTTTACCCAACTTATGCTCCGCGATCGTTTGAGCAAGGTATTCAATTGGTAATTGAATAAATACAACATTAAAAAGAGAACCACAATGCAAAAACGCACACGTAGTATTCTTGAAGAATTAGAAAGTTTATATGTAGAACGCGATAGATCGCATTTAGTTGAAAGTCGAGCTAATAATGTCATCTCTAGTGCTATTAGACTTATGGAATTTATTGATTCAAACTACGACAGCGAAGCAGCAGAGGTATTAAATCGTAAGTTGTTAAATGCAATACGATCAAGAGACCCTAAAAAGTTTGAAAGAAGTCTAAGGCGCACTGATGAAGATATCTGATATTTTAGTTGAAAATAAAACACAGCTCAATGAGATCTTCCTTGATTGGGGAGATATGATGACCTATGCTAGAACTTTAAAGCAAGAGTTAGGCAAAGGATTATCATGGGACCAGATTAAAAATAGAGCAATGCAGGCACGAAGCAATCGGTTAGCAGTCAAGTCTTTTATTAACCAATGGCTGAATCAGCGGTATCAACTACAAAGTGCATACGCCGACAAAGGTGTTGACGAATCCTATTACCGAGCAGTACTACAAAAGTTGGTATATAAAGAATTAGGTGCAAGTCCCACTAAAACAGTCGAAGACGCAGTAGATATATTGTTAAAAAACGGCGACGATTTGAATAACAATGAATCGCAAAATGCAGCATTGGCTATTATTTTAAGTGCAATTGGTTCTAAAATGGCAACCAAAGCAGACAAAGTTGATGTGCAGTCGATGAAATTAGCCTCAGTATCATACGGAAGCAAACTTCCGAACTGGGTTAAGGTTACTGCTGGATTAAAAGTTCCTGTTATTATTTTAATGTACACTATAAAAAATAATAACGGCGATAATCAACCGCATAAGTTTGTTAAATTTAATGGACGCTGGTATGATATGGATAAGACAGTAGTTGTAGGTACAACTACTGAAGCACGTAAAACTAGAAATCAGAAAGTTAGACATCGGCAAAAACAACAAAAGCCAGTTCTAAGACGGGTGTTCACTCCAGATAATCCGGCTCACGTTTTATTAAATGACGATACACTTGTAAAGGACTTTGACATTATAGCTGTGTTGAACATTAATTCAGCACAGTTACTTAACCAGGGTATTTGGGAAAATGCACGCCAAACAGCAATTGTCTCAACCAATCCGCCATCAAGTTGGGCAGAATTAACTCCTGAAGAAGTAACACAATGGAAAGTGGAAACTGGACATAAATGATGAAATCAGTTTATACTTTACTTGAAGGCGGAAACGTATTTAAGAATGCCGATGGATCGTCGGCAACAGATCGTATTGACCGCGATTATGTAAAACCAACTGTTAAGTGGTTAGAACAAATAACTGCTCTTCCGTTGTTACAAAATATGCTTGGTACAACAGGAAAGAAAGCAACGTCGGGTGATTTAGACCTAGGTGTTGACGCTTCAAAATATAATAAAGATGGATTAGTTAACACACTAACACGTTGGGTAGAAGCAAACAACGGTAATCCTAAAGAATGGATTAAAAAGTCTGGAATTAATGTACACTTTAAGACACCTATTGCAGGCAATCCAGAGTATGGCTTTGTACAAACTGACTTTATGTTTGTACCTGATTTAGCATACTCAACCTATTTCCTACACTCTGCTCCAGATTCAAACTTTAAGGGAATGCACCGTAATGTGCTATTGAGTTCTATTGCTAAAGCAGCAGGCTACAAAATCAACCAAACACAAGGATTGATCGCAAGAGATACTAATGAACTTGTAACAAATAACTGGGACAAGATTGCTAAAGTTTTATTAAGCCCAACAGCACGTAAAGAAGATTTACACTCTGTTGAAACTATTATGAATGCACTAGCACGTGACCCTAATCGCGAAGCAAAGATTAAAGATGCTCGCGAATATTTTGAACGCGAAGGACTACAATTAGAGCAAGGTGTATCTGAAAGTTATTTCCTTGCTAAACTACGTGATAGATTAACCACACCGGGTATTTACGGTTTATATGAACAAAACTTAATGGAAGCCCGTATTGAGCATCCAGAAGATTTGCCATTTACACAAGGCGGCCGCGGCATAGAACAAGCTATTAGTATTCTTTCTAATATGGCAGATACTACCGAGCATGTTACAATTAAATGGGATGGCAAACCTGCTGTTATTTTTGGACGCAATCTAAAAGGTCAATTTGTATTAACTGATAAATCGGGGTTTGGTGCTAAAGGTTATGATGGTAGAGCAACAAGCCCAGAAATGTTAGCAAGCATAATGAGTCAACGCAAAGGTGAGCGTAGCGAATTAATTGCCATGTACCAAAAGCTATTTCCATTATTAGAACGAATAGTACCGCCTTCATTTAAAGGATATGTTCAAGGCGATTTGTTGTTTGGTACTCCTGAACAACCTAAGCCAGAAAAGAGTAAGCAAAATCGTTATGTGTTTACTCCAAACACTATTACATACGAAGTTGATGCTGATTCGGATATTGGTCATGCTATTAGCAAAGCAGAAGTTGCTGTTGCTATACATACTCACGTAGATGAAGATGGAACTAGTCAAGCTATTAAGCATGTAGGCAATAGCCTACGTCATTCGCCTGGTGTGCTAATACTAGATCCTTACTTTGACGAAGATCCACATGTAAGCATGCCTAAACGCGACCGCGAAGCGTTAGAAGCACTAAAGGACTTAATTCCGCTAGTTAATGATTTTATGCGTCCGGAAGAGTTTAGAAATCGTAAAATTTCTGATCTTCCGCAACAAATTAAAAAGTATGTTAACGCTCGTGTTAGAGAAGGACATTATGATAATCTAGCAGGCGGATTCATTGGCTGGATTGAAACAGCAGCGCCAAGTCAGCAAAAAGCTGCAAACATTAAGCAATACATAGCTGAACATAAGAAAGGATTTGCTGCGATCATTAAGGCATTTTTAGTGATTTCACAGGTAAAAAGCGATATCGTGCGCCAACTTGACCAACAAGCAGGGTCAGTACATGCTCATATCGCTGGCGAACCAGGGCATGAAGGTTATGTAGCAGACACAGAACACGGCCCTGTTAAGTTTGTAGATCGCATGCGTTTCAGTCAAGCAAATTTCGCAAAAAACAATCCTGAACTAGGATAAGTTTTTTTGTCTTTTATATAAATAATATTAACAAACAAACATTAGGAGAATTATTATGCCAGGAGTAACTCGCGCACACGGTTATGCAGGTGCAGGTGAATTTGTAGGTCGTAACCTATTAGTAAAGAGCTTCGCTAAGGGTTCAGCAATGACCCAAGCTAACATGGACGCTCTAGTAGAAAGCATTCAGCAACTAGCTACTATCGAAGTTGTTGGCGCTTTCACAGCAGGTACTACAGCTACCGCTTACTTCATTATCAGCGGTGCTGAAGATAGCGACTTTGCAGCAGGTGCTTACACAGCAACTGACAGCCAAGCATACACTATTGCAGACGTAACTGGTTTCACTCAGTAATTATTTTACTGACAACAAACCTAAAAAGCCCAGTTTTATACTGGGCTTTTTTATTGACCTTAAATACGCTATGCAAAAAAGCCCTTTTATTGTTTATGAATCGCCTGATGGCGGAAAAACGGTGTTTGCTAGACACGCAGGTTCAAACGAACGCAGAGTTGTTAAACAAAACACATACGAAGAATGGAATGGATTCGCATTGCGTTATGATTGGGATGGATTAGCAGAGCGTCATCCTGCAATTTTAGAGCAATTAGAAAGATTAAAAGTACTGGTAACCTTATGCAACGAATAAAGATATGTACATCGTTTGATATTACACAAACAGGTGTAAATAGACCATATAAACAACAAACATTGCCTGTTAATATTAATGGAAATGTAATTAATACTGTCGATGACTGGAACAGATTACGTAGACAGCAAAGTAATTGGGAAACGGTATTACAAATCTTGCTATTTCGTATACAACCTGTTAATATAACCAATCCTGAAAAGCAAGGAACTGCTAGTAAATGGTGTTTCACATTTGAGAGTGAAACTGAATTGGCGTTTTTTAAAGACGGTGATCCACTAGGAGCATTGTATGATGACTTTAACGGAACACCGATAATTTTAGATCTCGGTGAAAAGAAAGGTTTATTACCTTACATTAGCACCTCAGGAACAAAACAAAACATATGGTTTGAAGAAGTATGATCGATATTAACAGTATTACAGATAAAGTTAAGCGTTTTTTTGATAAAGAAAGTGTTCCGCCTATTGTACAATCAGGTGAGACATATCATGTATTAGAGCGTTATCGCATTGTTAAACATGATGATGTATACGACGTATACAAGTATGATGATTTTGTTAGCACTTTAAGTTCAAGTTCAGCAGCATTAGGATGGTGCATATACGACAGTAAGAACTTATGGTCCAAAGGTAACGATATTATTCGCGATGACCGTAGAATTCAGCAGTATAAGTTTGATATAGAAAATAGAAAACGCATATTGGATAAGACAAAAAACGATGATGAACGCCAGGTACTTTTAATTAGGATCAACGAAGATGCTAACAAACTAAAGCAGGCTAGACGTAACCTTAATAAAACTGTAAAGTTGACTAAATATATTAAAATTAAGGGATTTAATGATGAATCTGAATGATCTAGCACCAAAACTCAATTCTAAAAAACTTTCTGAAGCCTATAACTCACAGTTTGGCAAGAAAGTTGATGTTTCTTCTGTTAGCCGTGATGCTGCTGTTCGTATGCTGAACGAAACTCGTGCTAAAATTGCCGAGTTCAAAAGCAGTCGTCAAGGACATTATAGAGAAACAAACGCAACATATCTAAAGTTAATGTTTATGGAACAAGCTCTAAGTGCTAGAGTTACAGAATCCCAACCAGAATCAAAGGTTAAAGTTATGAATTCAAAAGCAAAATATATGAATGCTGTTAAAACTGTTGCTGTTGGCGGCAAGTTAACAGAAAGTGAAATTGCAGCACTAGGTGTTAGTAAAGGTTTAGCAAGCGTTCTAGAAAACCGCGATAGTGCTATTAAGTTTATGAGCAAGATGGTCGAAGCTAGCAAGTGCAAGAAAAAGAAAATGATGGAAGGTACGGAAGTAGATCAAGCGCAAGTTGTACTAGCAGCACAAGACATGGTTGATCAAGTTCAAAAGATGATCGAAAACATGACTGACCTAAAAGTTAAAGAATTACCAGCACTAGTTGATGGTATTAAGGGTGAGCAAGGTGTTGACGCTGCTGGCCAATTCCAAAGCACAGTTGATGGTGCATTACAAGGCTTAATTGATGCACTAAGTGGTGCTAAAGGTGAACTAGAATCAGCAGTTGGTGTTATCACTGGCGAAGAAATGAGCGTACCAGGTGAAGAAGATATGGGCATGGGCGACATGGATATGGACGCTGAATTACCACCAGAACCAGAAATGGATATGGAACCAGAAATGCCTGAAGAAGAGCCAGGTGATGAATTATCTAACTTAGGACGCGAGCGCATCTAATGAACGAAATCTACACCATCCTACAGAACTTTAACAAAGTTGCTGAACCAGTAGCAGAAGAAACTGTTACTGAAGCAGTTGAATTTGACGCACAAGAATTTGAATACATCATGGATGAGATTGCAAATCTTGCAGATCAAGCTCTAGGAATGCTACCACAAGAAGAACGTCGCGCAGCCGAAGCATATTGGTACGCACATATTTTAGGTGCTATTGGCGGACATCACGGAGGCAGATATATGGGCGGTAGTATGCACACAATGGCAAATTCATTATCAGATGTAGAATCAGGCAGAGACGAAGACGAAGATGAAGCCTGGGAATCAATTGAAAACACAGCGCAAAATCTTCTAAAATAAATGAACATCCGCGATATCATCCGTGAAGCCGACGGCGAAGAACTAGCAGCACTAGCACAGTTCTTTGTGGGTCGTGCTGACGATGAAAACGCAGCAGGTGAACTCAGTGTAGATGCGTTTATGCAAATGGCCAGCAAAATGGGCATCAACATCGACCGCGACACACTACAAGACGCAGTAACACAAGGACTACTTGGTGGTATTGCTGACATGAATGATGACAAAATCGTATTCAAAAGCAAAAAAGCAGCCGAACTAAATCCACAAAACATGAGCATTGATCACGCTAAAATGACCATGAAGCAGGCTGCTAAACGTGCAGCAAATAAACGCAAATAAATCCTAACGCTTAAATACAGCGTGTCAAAATTATTCATTCCTAAAATAGAATTCTATATTACTAACGTTTGCAACCTGGCATGCAACGAATGTAACCGTTTTAATAACTTAAAATTTACCGGAACACAACTGTGGAAAGACTACGAAGCAGTTTACGAAGAGTGGGCAGAGTATATCGAGTTTGACCGTATTGTTATACTTGGTGGCGAACCTCTTTTAAATCCAAGTATCGTTGATTGGATTAAAGGATTGCACCGTTTATGGCCTAAATACGGTAAACAAATTCTTACCAATGCCACCCAACTAGACAAAGTCAAAGGGTTGTATGAAGCATGCCGAGATAACATGACCTGGATTGGTATAAGCCTTCATCATCTAAACGAGCTTGAGTTTATTGAGGAACGTATTGAAAATTATCTAGGTAATATTTCAAAAAGAGAATATGATCAAAACGGTTGCGGGAGGTTTGGCAGTCATTGGTATTATGAAAATAATGAAGGTGTAGGAGTTGGGGTTTGGCATCAGGATTATTTTTGGAAGAATAGCATTTTAGATTCTGGTACACCAATGAAGCTACACAACAACAATCCTACACAAGTACACGAGTTTTGTACGTTTGTTAAAAATAAAAATTATCATTTTATTCGAGGAAACATTTATAAGTGCGGTCCTGTTGCATTATTTCCAGAATTAATTGAACAATTTGATTTTGATTTATCAACCGAAGATCGAGAATTAGTACAAAACTATCAACCGCTAACTTTAGAAATGGTTAAAAATGGCGAAGGGCAAGCGTTCTTAGATCATATCGATAACGAAATACCGCAATGTAAATTTTGTCCGGAACATTACACAGGACAATCAATTGATGTAGATACATTAAAACAAAAAATTAGAAAACATTGACATAACATAATTTTCATGTTATACTAATCAGATGTCTAAATTAATAAAAAAGTTTGATTATAAAAACTTAACTCGCGAACAAGTAAACGGAAAAAGATTATACGCCACACCAACAGGCGATAAGGTTCCTTCTGTTACTACAATCCTGGATAAAACTAAACCTGAAGAAGCCAAGAAAGCACTAAACGAGTGGCGTAAACGTGTCGGGCACGAAAAAGCGCAACAGATTACAACAGAAGCTGCTAATCGTGGCACTCGTATGCACACGTATCTAGAAAACTATGTGCTTACTGGTGAAATCAAAGACAAAGGTTCTAATCCGTTCGGATGGGCAAGTCATGACATGGCACAAGAAGTTATTGAACATGGTCTTGTAAATGCAGATGAGTTCTGGGGCACAGAAGTTCCACTTTACTTTCCAGGTATCTACGCTGGCACAACAGACTGTGTAGGAGTACACAAAGGCGCACCTGCTATTCTTGATTTTAAACAAGCAAACAAACCTAAAAAAACAGAATGGATTACTGATTACTTTTTACAATTAGCAGCATACGCCGAAGCACACAATGAAGTATACGGTACTAATATCAAAAAAGGTGTTATTTTAATGTGTGTTAAGCCTGTGGAAACCGAGCCAGGGATCTATAGCAAGCCACCGGAATACATGGAATGGACGGTAGAAGGCGACGAGTTTGAACATTGGCGTAATCAATGGTGGAAAAGGGTTGAACAATATTACGAAAACCAGATTGTATAAATAGTATAAACTTAAATGGATTAAACACACATGGCTATCGTACAAATTTCACGCATCACACACCGTAAAGGTTTGATTGAGAACTTGCCACAGCTTGCCGGCGGCGAACTTGGATGGGCACTAGATGAACGTAGGTTGTTTATTGGTAACGGAACATTAGCAGAAGGTGCTCCTGTTGTAGGCAATACTGAAATATTAACCGAATATAGTGACATTTTATCAATTGCGTCAACTTATACATATAAAGGTGATGATGCTGGATATATTGCGCAAACTGGTTCTACTCCAACTAACGATGTGACTAGAAGTCTTCAAGATAAATTAGATGACTTTGCTAGTGTTAAAGATTTTGGCGCAATTGGCGATGGCGAAGCAGATGATACTGATGCTATTAATCGTGCATTATATCAATTGTTTTGTAGAGAAGTCAACGAAGAAGTAAGACGTAGTTTATATTTCCCAGCTGGACTTTATAGAGTTTCAGGCACAATTAAAATCCCACCTTACGCTAAATTATGGGGCGACGGTGCTGACAGTAGTATTATTCGATACACTAGTGCAGACGGTAGTACCATTGATTCGTATGTTGCAAGAACCGCCGATAGTTTACAACAAATTGGTGCAAATATTGGTAACAACGATGCGTTACCTCCAACACATATTGAAATATCAAGTATGAGTTTTGAGTCAACGGAAGAAATGGATATTTTCTTGGTTGAAAAGACAACTCAGAGTTATTTTGATTCAGTTAATTTTAAGGGCAACTTATTACAGAGTACGCTTAGCGATGCGTTAGAAAATACTGCGTGTATTAAAATTGCAAGCTCAACTACAGTAGTTACAGAACAAGTAACATTTGACAAGTGCCACACTAGTAATACTACTTACGGATTGTTTACTAATTATAATTGTCATGGAATTAATGTTACAAATAGTCAATTTAACACCCACTATAAAGGAATAGTATTAGGCGCAACTCCAGTTAATAGTGGTCCTCGAGGTGTTAAAATTGCATTTTCGTTGTTTGACAATATTTCGGCGCAAGGTATTGAAATTGGAACAGGACAACTGAACGTTTCAGCATACAATACATTCTTAGATGTTGGGAATAATTTCCAAGGTGCCGGAAATCCAAGCTCTGTTATTGTCGATTTTAACTCAAATAATAACGTCAGTGTTGGTGATCTATTTGAACGTAACGACGCCGACGATAGCGTTTCAAGGAGAATCGAATTAAATGATACCCAAAATATTGCATTTGAAAATGCAGCATTGAAAATGGGTAACCTTGAGCAAACTGTTGGTTATACTACAACATTAGGCGACAACACCGGAACGTTTACTACGGTATTTTCATTAGATACAAACTTTTATAGTGGATTTAGTGTCACTTATAACATTAAGCGTGCTGATAGTGTACGTACTGGCGAAATCCATGCTACAGTTGGATATAACGGAAATTCTCCAACCTTTACAGAAGAATATAGTGAATCTGCTTCTACCGGTATTACTTTTAATATTAGTCAAACATCAAATACTGTATCCTTCCAATTTACAGCATCGTCAACCGGCGATGACGCAACATTTATTTACACAATTCATAAATTTGCAAGATAATGTGGCCTAATAGATTTGACGACCGCTTATTAGAATGGCGGGAGTTAAGAACAAATACATCACAACTTAATATAAAAGAAGCTCTGGTTACTGTAGATAAATGGTGGCAACGTGCGCCTCTCACTAATCATTATCTGCACATGGACGAATACGAAAAATGGCCAGGCCCGTGGGATCTTTTAGCAGATGATGTCTATTGTGATCTTGCAAAATGCTTAGGAATCGTGTATACTCTTATGCTAATAACGCATAAAGATATACAATCTATAGACATTTTACAACTTGACGATTTCTATTGTGTTCGAGTCAATAATGACTACATACTTAACTATATCCCTAATGAGATAGTAAATAGCAATACACTTCAAGACTTAAAAATTAAAAGATTGTTATCAAGCAACAATTTAACAGTAGAATAAAAGAGGAAACAATGAGCGATATTACGGTGACCAAGCGCGACGGGCGCAAGGAACTTCTTGACCTTGATAAAATGCACAAGGTTGTATTTTGGGCAACCGAAAACATTACAGGTGTAAGTGCTTCAGAATTAGAATTAAAAAGTCACTTACAATTTTATCAAGGTATTTCAACACCGGATATCCAAGAAACATTAATTAAAGCAGCAGCAGACTTAATCTCTGAAGAAACTCCTAATTATCAGTATGTTGCTGGCAGACTTATTTGTTATCACTTGCGCAAAGAAGTATACGGTGCGTTTACGCCGTGGCATATTCGCAAGTTGGTTGAGCAAAATGTAAAATCCGGGCTCTATGATCCTGAATTACCAGATCTATACGATAACGCAGAATGGGATTATATTAATTCTTTTATTAAGCACGAGCGCGATGAGCATTTAACATATGCCGCAATGGAACAAATGCGCGGCAAGTACCTCGTACAAAATCGTGTTACTAAACAAATTTATGAAACACCGCAAGTAGCATACGCACTTATTGCTGCTACATTATTTGCAGATCATCCACGCGACACTCGTATGCGTTGGGTCAAAGATTATTATGATGCAATTTCTACACACCAAGTAAGTTTACCTACACCTGTAATGGCAGGTGTACGTACTAGTCAACGCCAATTCTCTAGTTGTGTACTGATTGAAACGGATGACTCCCTTGATTCAATTAACGCAACTACAAGTTCTATTGTTAAGTATGTTTCGCAAAAAGCAGGGATTGGCGTAGGCGCAGGACGTATTCGTGCTATTAAGAGTCCTATTCGTAAGGGCGATGCGTATCACACAGGTGTGATACCTTTTTATAAACTTTTCCAAGCAGCAACACGCTCTTGTTCGCAAGGCGGCGTGCGCAATGGTGCTGCCACACTTTATTATCCAATTTGGCATTTAGAAGTTGAAGATTTGTTAGTTCTAAAGAACAACAAAGGCACAGACGATAATCGTGTACGTCATATGGACTATGGTGTACAGTTTAATAAGGTTATGTATGAACGCTTGTTGAACAACGATTACATCACACTATTTTCACCTAATGACGTTCCTGAAGTATACGATGCATTCTTCTCAGATGTAGACTTGTTCCGCGAGCTATATGAACGTGCAGAACGTAATACACATATTCGTCGTAAACGTATTAAAGCAATGGACTTGTTTTCGCAGTTTGTACAAGAGCGCAAAGACACAGGCCGCATTTATTTGATGAACGTAGATCATGCTAACACACACGGTGCGTTTGATCCTACAGTAGCACCTGTTAAACAATCTAACCTATGCTGTGAAATTGATTTGCCAACTAAACCTCTAAATGATATCCACGACGAAAACGGCGAGATTGCACTATGTACTTTATCTGCTATTAACTGGGGTGCGTTTAAGCATCCGGAAGAAATGCAGCGTGCGTGCGAACTAGCAGTACGTGGCCTAGATAATCTGTTAAGTTATCAGAACTATCCCATTCTTGCAGCACGTCTTGCTACAGAAGGACGTCGTCCGTTAGGTGTAGGTATTATTAATCTAGCATATTGGTTAGCCAAGCAAGGAACTAACTATTCTGATCCTGATTTGAAGCTAATTGATAATTGGGCCCAACATTGGTCATATTATCTTATTAAAGCAAGTGCTGACTTAGCAGTAGAAAAAGGTGCTTGCCCGCTAGTACACGAAACAAAATATGGACAGGGCATTCTCCCTGTAGACACATACAAACAAGATGTTGATGAACTTGTTCCCCACTTTGATGCGGTCCCGTGGCAAGCACTACGCGATCAATTAAAAGAAACAGGAATTCGCAACAGTACACTAATGGCACTGATGCCAGCTGAAACTTCGGCACAGATTTCAAATGCTACAAATGGTGTGGAACCACCACGCAGCTACGTATCAGTTAAACAATCCAAAGACGGTGTTCTCAAGCAAGTGGTTCCAGAATTCCGTCATTTAAAGAACAAGTATGAACTACTATGGGATCAGAAATCTCCAATGGGTTATTTGAAGATTATGGCAGTTTTGCAAAAGTATATTGATCAGGGCATCTCTGTAAATACTTCGTATAACCCACAGTTTTATGAAGATGAAAAAATTCCAATGAGCGAAATGTTACAACATATTTTGATGTTCTACAAGTATGGCGGTAAACAATTATATTATTTTAATACCTATGATGGACAAGGTGAAATTGACGTTAATAAATTAACTGATGAAGAAGATTGTGACTCTTGCAAAATTTAATATTGAATCTTTAGTTGCAGTACGTTCGTTGCAATGCGAAGATCACGCATTGCACAATGTTCCAAATGTTCTTACAGTTGTTTGGAATCTAGGAAAACGATGTAATTACGATTGTAGTTATTGCAGTCCTCATGTACACGATCTCGTCAGTCCATTTGTAAACTTGCAAGATTCGTTAAATTTTATAAATGTTATTAACACAGAAGTACAAAAATCTAACAAAAAAATTAAATGGGCATTTACTGGTGGAGAACCGTTTGTTGATCCTAATTTTTTAACAATACTTGACTATTTAAATAATTTAAGCACTACTTATCAAGTAAATTCTATTTCTAATGGTAGTCTTCCTTTAGAAACATATGTAAAATCATTAGAGTATCTAAATGGAGTTACAATTAGCCTTCATTTAGAACGAAGAGATAAGGAAATTCTAGACACAATAAAAAAGATATGCGAATTAGAAAAACTTGGAAAAGGGTTCATTAATGTAAATGTAATGTTCCTACCTGGAAAGATGGAGCAAGTTAAACATATAATTAATATACTAGAAACACATTCTGTACGATATGTAATAAGAAGAATTACTCCGCAAGTTGCAGTCGGTGACGAGCTTTCCCCATATGTTGGATCTAAGAAAAAAGCAGTTCTAAAAGATATACATAAACAAAAAAATACAAAATTTGATTATAAACTTAAAAATGATGTTGACAGTCAACAGGTTACATATTATAATAATGAAGAACTAGCCTTTATAGAGTCAAGGCATAAGACATCGTGGCAAAATTGTGGATTGTGGGATATTGATTACAATTATCAAGAGTTAAATACTGATGATTTAGTATCAAAAGATTTGCATAGTTTTACTAATTGGATCTGCTATGCTGGTGTAGATTCAATTTTCGTTGATTTTGATGGATCAATATACAGAGGACTTTGTTTAAATGGCAAGGAAATTGGTCATATTCGAGATCAATCTAAAATTTTTCAAGAAAATCCAACAATATGTGGGCTACAACGCTGTTTTTGTAATACTGATATAGCTATTAGAAAATGTAAAAGTATTAACGAGTTGCCACTAATTACATAAAAGAGAATAATTTATGAGTAAAAGTGTATTCCCTACTAAAAATAGAAATCATTTGAAATCAACCGCTTTTTTAGATAAAAATGGCGGAGTTGGTTTACAAAGATATGAATCTGTAAAATATAAGCAGTTTGATAAATTTACTGATAAACAATTAGGATTCTTCTGGAGACCAGAAGAAGTAGACGTGCTACGTGATGCTAAAGATTTTAAGGATCTAAATGAACATGAACAACACATCTTCACATCAAACCTAAAGAGGCAAATTCTACTAGATTCAGTGCAAGGGCGTTCTCCTAACTTAGCATTACTCCCTATTGTTAGCATTCCTGAGCTTGAAACCTGGATTGAAACCTGGGCATTCAATGAAACTATTCATAGTCGCAGTTATACGCACATTATCCGTAACATTTATAGTGATCCAAGTAAAGTTTTTGATGAATTGTTAGATGTTAAAGAAATTTACGAAACAGCACAGAGTATTAGTCAATATTATGATGATTTAATTGAGGCAAGTGCATGG